TGTTCGTCGGGTACAGCCGGATCGGGTGGGCTGCGTCGAGGCCGTGGTGTGAGAGCCGCCAGTTCCCTGTCAGGCCGCGGTCGACGTTGACGCCCCACCGGATGCCGCCGTATCGTTTCGTGACGCCGTCGAGTGAGTCGAGGAACGTTTGGAAGTCGTTCGCGGTGCCGCCGGTGAACTCGACATCAGGGGTCAGTGATCGGAGGTCGTCGGGGGTTGAGAAGAACACGCCGGGGGGTGGTGCGGCCTCGACGGGGCCGACGGGGGGTGAGACGCCGACGAGGATCAGGTTGCGGTAGCCGCGCGCGCGCAGCATGTGGCCGTTGTCGGCGGACACGATCAGGTAAGTCGGGTTGGTGGCACCGCCGATGTCGACACATGCTCCGCCGACCGCGTCGCAGCGTTCCCACTGAAACGTGTCTGTCACCGGATCGCCGCCTGCAGCGTCTGGCCTTGCCGTGCAACCCCCATGACTGTCACCGCGAGCGGCGGCGGCAGCGGGATGGTGAGGTCGGCGATTACGGCGGCGAGGTGCTGGTCGGTCTGCCAGAGATGGTTGCTGCCTTTCTGCCGCTGTGCTGCAGGCCAGTAGACGGACTGGTGGAGCTCGGCCCGTGCGGCTTGGGCTTCCGTGAGCGCGTCGGCCATCAGGCCGAGAGTGTAGGTGACAGACGGGACGTTCCGATATGTCACGCGGCGAGCCGTCGTGGCGCCCCTGTCGGGATCCGGCCTCTGGCGACCGCGGTGCGTGCCGGCTGCGACCGGTGCGCCCTCGTCCAGTTCACCGCCTGCGTGAACGAGTCGACCTGGTCGTCATGGTCACCCAACGGGAACGCGGCGCACTCCTCGATCAGCTCCTGCGAGTCCGCTGGGGTGAGCGCCTCGCTGTACCCGGACGGGGCGCCGGGTTCGGCCTGGCCGGCCAGATAGATGTTCCCTGCCTCCAACGCCGGCTCGGCCGCTTCGGCCCGGGCGACTTTCGACGTGGAAGCGACGACCGCGGTGACGCCGCGCAGCTCGCGCTTCAGCTCCTCGATGATCTCGACACCGTTCGCGGACTTCTCGATCAGGATCCGGTGCGGCAGCCTCGGCCACCGTTCGTCGGCCCATGCCGTGATGGCACGCATCTCGGCTTTGGTCATCGAGAGCGACATCCGGCGGCGGGCTTTGCGGAGCAGGTACAGGTCGGCGCCGATCTGCCCCCACACGGTGCCGACGACGTAGTCGCTGGTGGTTTTGTCTTTAAACGTGGTGTCCCATGACTGCACGATCGCGGTGAACTTCGGGAGCGCGGTGAGGCCGTCGTCTTCGAGCCACCGTCGTGGGAAGAACTTCCAGCCGGACCGTTTCAGGATCGCGCCTTCACGGGCTGCGGGGCGCTGCTGTAGTTGGCCGGCGGCACGGAACTGTCCGAGGACTTCGGCGCGCCGCCGGTTTTCGGTTTCGCCGACCCGGTCGGGGCAGAGAAGCTCGCCGTCATGGGTGCGGATGTCTCCCTGCAGCATACGGCCGGACGGCAGCTCGGTCTTGTCGGGGTAGACGAACGGGTGCTGCCGCTCGTATCGTTCGGGCAGGCACAAGACCGTCCAGTGCTCCTGGCCGGAGATCACATGGCCGGGCAGATCACGTTCGGCGAGCCGCTGCTGGATGATGACTTCCGCACCAGTTTTCGCGTTCGCGAACCTCGTTGAGATCGTGCCGTCATGCCACTCCCGCACCTGCTCGAGGGCGGCCTCGCTGACGACGTCGTTGGCGTCCAACGGGTCGTCGATGAGGATCCGGTCGGCGTGCTCACCGGTCGCGCCGCCGGTCGGCGAGGTCGCGAACCTGCGGCCGCCTTCGGTGTTTGCATATGACTGTTTGAGGTCTTCGTCGGGCTTGAGTTGCACGTGGGGGAAGCGTGCGCGGAACCACGCGGACCGGATGAGGTCACGGGATTTGACAGCGAACCGTGTTGCGAGTCGAAGGTCGTAGGAGCAGGTGATGTAGCGGAGCTCGGGCCGTTGCAGCCATTCCCAGACGGGCCAGGCGATCGACACGGTCGTGGACTTCGATGTGCCCGGTGGGATCCAGATCTGGAGGCGGAGGATTTCGCCGGCGGTGACGGCCTCGAGGTGGTCGCAGATGGTGTCGATGTGCCAGCCGTGGACGTAGGGGACGTTCGGGACGATGGTGTGCCAGGACGCTTTGACGAACCCTCGGAGGTCGAGTGCGAGACGGTCGGCTTCCTGTTGGAGTTGTTCGCCGTTGCGGCGGCGTTCGATGGCGGCGTCGATCTCCTCGACTGTGAGCTCAACTGTCGGCATCGCCGACGGTCAGTTCTGGTCGTGCCTTTTCGAGCAGTCCGCGGAGGCCTTCGAGTTCGTCGACGGTGAGCTGCTCGAGGTCGTAGCGGCCGGCGAGGAGGGCGATGGGGCCGCCGTTTTTGCCGGTGATCTCATGGCTCATCCGGTCGCTCCACTCCGACCCGCCGTGCGCTTTCAGCCACATCGCCGCGCACCTCTGGAAGTCCTTGTGTGACGGGTCACAGGCAACCTGGAACACCGCCTGCTTCACCTTCTCGACGTTCCGGTTCCGCGCCTCCGTGATCTCCTCTTTCAAGCCTTCCCGGTCTATGAGGTCGTGGAGTTGGCCGCGGGTTCCTTTCACACCGACAGCACGTAGCGCCGCGACGTTGCCGATCATTTCGTCGCCGCTGTCACGGATCGTCTGCAGGAACGCGGCACGCTGCTCGGCGGTGATCTCGACGAGCTGGGCGGTCATTCGACTGCCCGTAGATGACATGCCGGGGTGGCTGGTTCGGCGTTGAATGTTTCGCCGGCGGCGTTCACGAACGAGGCGCCGGTGAACCCGGATGCCTGGATGTTGCTGAACTTGACCGTCGCGTTCGCCTGCAGCGTCTGGGTTCGGTAGATGCGATCCGTCCAGTCAAGCTCGCCGCGTGCCGCCGACCCGGTCAGGTCGATCGTTCCGCCACGCCGACCCGGCGGACATGAGAGCGCACCGACGAACACACCCAGGCCGAAGACCGCGGCGACCGCCAACGTGACGTAGATCCAGAACACGCTCAAGCCGCCAACGTCTCCGACCGGACCCGGTGCAGCGACGTCAACACAACCGTCACCGGGCCTTCGCGCTTCACGATCCAGCCCAGCGTCTCGTCGTGGTTCCACACGAACTGGGTGCCTTCACGACACTGCACCGGCTTCGACGACAGACAGCCGTTCATGACCTCGGAGCGGCGCACGAGTTTCGTCCATGCGGGCTTCTCCCTCGACACCCTGCCCGCCATGATCGCCTCCCTGACCTCCAACCCGATCAGCCTTTCGACCTCGAGGCCGGCGAGCAGCGCGAAGTGCCGGCGGGCGCGGGCGCGCAACACCGCATGCGCGGTCACCCGAACGATCACGACCGGCCCGACCTTCCGTTCACCCACGTCACCGCGAACGCGAGGGTGAGCAGCGCGAGACCGACGACGAAGACCGCGCCGAAGACCGCGAGGACGGTCACAGCCATGTCCAGGCCGCCCACACGGCTGCGGCGAGGACAGCCCAGCACGCCAGACCAGCCGGGAGCGCAATCCAGATCGGTGAGAGTTTCATCGGCGGCTTCTCGCGCTCGAACCCGTAGAAGATCCGTGCCTCGTCGGCGGTCAGCATTTGTGCTTCGAGCGACAGCAGGGGACTCACGGTGGCGTCCGTCATGTCCTCAAGCGTAACCCCAGACGGCGACAACACCAAACCGGGCTGGGGGACGCGTGCGCGCGCGACCCTCACAGCGGCGGCTCGTCGGCGAGGGCGTCTGCGGCGGCGATGTGGTCGGGGAGTGGGCCGTCGTGGAGTTGGTGGAGGTGGGTTGAGAGCGAGCGCGGACCGTGGAGTTTCAGGCCGCAGTGTGGGCAGGTGACGGTGGATGGTTCGGGGAGGTCGAGTCCGGCGACGTAGGAGCGGAGCGCGACGAGTTTCGCGGAGGCGGCGCGGATGTCCATCTGGGTGCCGTCGAGGAGCTCCCAGATCTGGTGGCGGTCGCTCACTGGATGTTCCGCAGTTCTGGGGTGATTTGAGTAAGGGCTGTTCCGAGGGGTGCCGCAACAGCCCTTGTCTCGCTAACGCTTGAACCCGTAGTTGGGGTAGGGGCTTGGGGTAGGGGTAGGCCATCGCGTACGCGCGCCCGCGGGGGAGATACCCCCTCTGTTAGGGCTTCGGTTACTCCTTCGTGTTCCCCTTCGGTTAGGGGTTTCCCGTTGGCTGTGGGTTCGTGTGTGGATAGGGGTTCCGTCGTGGTGGTTCTGGGCCGGCGTCTGGTGGTCTCGTGCCGTTCGATTTTGTCGTGCGACCAGGACTCCTCGATGAGCCATGGGTGGCGGTCGAGGAGGTAGCTTCGGATCGGATGGGACTCGACTTCCCGGATGAGTTTCCGGGCGTTCGTGACGAGCTTCGGCTGTTTCCAGATCCGGTCGTGCTTGATGAACGTGCGGACGAGGAGCTCGCCGGTCTCGCTGTCGGTGACGGTCATCGCGGCCTGCTCGAGCTGCGTGAGCGCCTGGTGCAACCGGACAGCTGTGAGGTCGGCGGCGAACCTCCACCACTTCTCCGGGGTGTACGGCAGCAGGCCGAGGTTGTTGATCTGCGGCTGCGAGACGAGCATCTCGTACGCCCACTGCGAGTCGAGCGAGAGCCCCCGGAAGTCCGACCCGACCTCCCACACCGACACCTTGATCACCCCGTGAGAACGAGGCACTAGACCAACGACCGCCCAGAGGGCCCGGTTACCGTTCCTACGTCAGTCTTCATCGACGGGCCTCTCGTCCGGGTAAAACCGCCACCGCTCATCGTCGGTCGCGCTCCACAGATGCCGTGGATTCACGTTCGGGTCGTCGGCCGGACACGGCTCACGGAGGCACACGATCTCCAACGGGGCGCTGCGGCCACGAGGGTTCATCCGGCGACCGCAATCAGGACAATCAAGCGGCGTCCAGCACGGATCAGTGCAACGGCTAGGCCCGGCTCCATGCCCGCCACCGGGCTGCACAAAGTCGATCACGTCGCGTGACTCCCGTGGTGACCGAGCGGCAAGATGCATCTCGCAGAGTCACACGGCCCGGGCCACTCTCCGTGGTAGGTGCGGCGGTCGCTGTCAGCCCAGGTCATCACCGTCTTGGAGCCGGGGTAGGCGTAGTCGCGTACTTCGCCTTTGTGCAACTCGTCGGGGTGGCCTTGCTCAAGGCCGCAGCGAATCTCGGTCGGGTTCGGGAACGGCCGCATATAGGCAACGCAGCGCGTGCTCACGTGCCCACCTTCTCGTCGGTGCCATCCCACACGAACTCGCCATCAGCGCCGACCGGCAAGTGCTTGTTGCACCCCACGCACCACGTCGAGCCGTAAAAGGCCGGGTTGCGGGCGTATGTCTCGGCGATGGCCTGCGCCATCGTCGTCAGCGCGCCGCATCCTCCGACGCCGTTCAAGCTCGTCAGGACAACCGGAAGGGCGCTCCCGTCGAGCATGAACCGATGGACGTAGGAGCGGCGCACCGGGCGCACAAAACCTTTCGCGCGCTCCTCGTCGCTCAGGACGAGGTAGACGTCGTGCTGGCCCTGTAGTGGCTCATCATCCACACCGTGGCCGAGCCTCGGATCGTTCGGGTCGGTGGTCAGGCCCATGCATCCTCCTTCCGTGTCACAATCTGCGGATTTCCAGGCGTTTCAGCGCCCTGGAACAGCGAGCCTGATCCTTGCCCGGTTCTAGTTCCTTCGTCGGAAGCGGCTGATCTCACCGCGCTCCGGTTTCCCTGCGCGGGACTGGCTGTGCCAGTTACCGCTTCCGACGAAGATTTGGGGTGCCCGGTTCCATGCCCTCGATCAGACATAGATGCCTCCCGTGCCGTCTCCGACGAAGGTCACTTTGTCGCCGCGCTCGCGGTACTTCGCGGCCCACCGCTCGCGAGCCTCGGCAGTCATGTATTCGTGCCAGATGAGGTAGTGCTTGCCCTTCTTCTCCGTGAGCCTCTGGAGGAAGAACAGACCGTCTGAAGGCCCGGTTTCCGTTCCGCGATCAGACACCGAACACCATCCGAAACTCAGGCTCGTCGTCCGGCAGATTCAGCGTGTCGCCCTTGCTGAGCCGTCGAAAGTAGAACGGCTTGAGGCGAGGCTTGCCGTAGTAGTGAACGAGCAGACGGCCAACCTGGAGAACCCAGTGCGGCTTCTGGAACACGTCCTGCCAGAGCGCGATGCGCGGCCCGGTTCCATGCCCTACGTCAGACACGAATCCACTCCTCGCCACTCGGGTCGATCAGCGGCCTGAGCGTGTTGTGGATCTGCCAGATTGCGGCTTCGCAGTCCGACGGTGAGACCTCGTTCAGACCGCACAGGTAGTCGTGAACGACGGATGTAGCGTCGTCCGCCTCGCGAAGCTTCGCCACGACCTCAGCACCCAGCCCGGTTCCATGCCCTACGTCAGTCATCGCCATCGCCATCGTCCTCGTCCTCGATGTCGTGGTAGATGGGCTTTGCGATCACCGCGAACTCAACGCGCGGAACCCCGTCATTCGCGTCGTACGAACTTACGATGCGCCAGACCCGCATCTCCATTCGCTCAGGGCCGTCGCGGAACTCGACGCGTTCGACACGGCCGTACTTGCTGCGCCAGATGTGAACCTCTGGGAGTTTCACAGCGCCTCACTCGCAAATCGAGCGAGCATCGCCTCAATCTGGTCGGCCGCGAGTGCGACGGCATCCTGTGCCTCTTGGACGATCGAGCGCACTGATTCGTCGTTAGCGGCAAGCTTGAGATCGGACAAAGTCGCCCGGATCTCGTCCAGATGCTCCACCACACGGCGGGCCGAGAACAGCGACCGTGTTGCGTCCGTCACAGCGAGCCTCCTTCAGTCGTTTCCGAGTCCGCTCCCGCAGAGATGGTGTGCAGCCTCCGCTGCAGGCGCGGGCTCCGAGACGACGAGAGGTGAGGCTGCACGCTCACGACCGTACCGCCGGACAGGACATAGATCAAGTCACCTGATGTCACGCGACACCCGCGGCCTTCCGGGCGGCCTGCATAGCCTCTGCAGCACCGCCGGGACGCTTCCCAGGGCCGCGACACTCGATGCACCGGTGCGGGGCAGGCAGGTCGGTCACGTAGCCGCACACGAGCACCTGCTGGCCGCAGCCGGCGCACGCGACGAGCAGCTCGTTGAGCGGGTCGCGGGCCATCACGATCTCGGCGGTTCGCGCGAGCGGATGCGGATCCGCGGTCACGCCGCACGCTCCAACGCCAGCAGCTCGTCGAGCCGCTCGAGCGCCTCCTCGCGGCTGATGTTCTCGCCGAGGTAGGCGTGGGCGTACCAGCCGGCGGCGTGCACCTTGAACCAGTCCGAGTGCTCCCACGGCCAGATGCGCTCCATCACGACGACGCGTTGGACGCGCAGATGGCAGCGCTGGCAGAGGCTCGCGAGGTTCCACCAGCGGCAGTCGGCCTTGTCGCCGTTCAGATGGTGGACGGTGAGGATCCGCCACTGCGCCTCCAGGATCGCGTCGGGGATCTCGTCCCAGCCTGCGCGTGCGACGTCGAGTCCGCCGTTGTAGGCCTCGCAGTGGCCGACGAGCTCACCTGCCTGCATGACGCGGATCGGGCCGTTGTCGTGATGGCGGCAGCGCTCGTCACATGGCGACCATTCGCCCATCCCCTTCGTGTAGGGATGCCCGCAGCGGACGCAGCGGTGCCCTGCTGCTTCGCGCACGACGTGCTTGATCGTGTCGTGCCACTCGGTCGGGTAGCCGTCAGCGCCGACATCCTCATAGACCCGGAAGAGATCGATCATGCGAGCGCCTCGTCGATCAGCGGCCGGATGAAGTCCCAGACGTTGCGGCGTGACGGACGCTCGAGATGCTGCAGCCTCGAAGCGATCGCTTCCATCGCGTTGCCGGCAGCAGCGAGCTCGTCGAGGGTCAGTCCACAGGGGGGGGCTTCACCCAAAGGCTGGGCGGGATCGGGAGCCGGCCCGGGTTCCGGCTCCCCCGTCCCGTCGGCGGTCGCTTCCGGCGTGCGTGCCCCCATCGCCGGCTGCTCGTCGTCCAGTCCACCGTCGTCGTGTAGGCGAGCGAGGCCCCTCTCCGACGACTGGCTCGCAGCACGTTCGCTGGACGAATCCTTGTAGCGGGTACCTCTGCCCGGGCGCCGGAAGCCGGCAGCGACGATCAGGTCGCTGAACGGACCGCCGAAGAGGCGCTTCGCGGTCGGCGCAGACGGGAGAAGGGGATTGCCGGCTAGGTCTGCGTGCGACGGCGGGTGGCCGTGCTCGGCCGCGAACGCTTGCACAGCGGCGATCGCGGCCTCTCTCGTCCACGCCGGTACGCGACCACGGATGGTGCTCGAGGAGCGGGACGGTGCTGGCGGTTCAATCGCCGGCGCCGAGGCAGGGTCGGCTGCCTGTGGTTCCCGCTCCCCCAAGTCGTCGTCCGGGTCGTCCTCTTCGTCGTCGAGGTCGGGCTCCTGTGGCAGACCGGCGTCCATCCGCTCCAACGCATCCAGCCCGTCGACCGCGGCACGCCGCGGCGCCGGCGAATGACTGAGCGGCCCGACGTTCGCGAGGACAGGCTCCGACGTCGCGCGTGGCTGGCCTATCCCCGGGCACTCCGGCCGATGCGGCTGCGGATCCAGGTCGATCTCGCACATGCACCACGCGCAGATCTCCAACGACTCGTCGCCCGCATCCGCGCGCTTGTTCGCCTGCACGACGGAGTGCCGGTAGTCGATCAGGTTCGCCTCGAACGCAGCCGCCGTCACGCCACAACCTCGCCCGGCTCAGACCCGTAATGCGGCATCCCGGGCTTGCGCTTCTGGAACACCATGCAGACCCGCGGCGAATGGCCGGGACGCAGAACAACGACGATCCGCATCGTGTGGTTGCAGCGCGGTGGCCTGCGTGGCTCACGATCGGTGTAGACACACAGCCAGCCGCCCGGGCGAAGCACACGTACCGCCTCCCGAGAGAAGAGCAACTGAACAAGGTTCTGCTCGAAGAACAACGGGAAGCCGCCCCGGTACTTCGACCTCGGAGGTCTCGGCAACGTCCATGTGATCGTCGGGATCACGCGAGCCCGCACATCCCAGCGGTTCCCCATTCCCGAAACGAACCGCCGTCGCGCGCCCAAACCATGTGAGCCCTCCTGAGCTGCTCCTGTGGCGAGTCGAGATCAGCGCGACCATCGGCACGGCCGCCGACCGACCTGTAGGTCGACGGCAGGAACTGCATGCCGCCGAAGTAACCGTTGCCGGTGTTCGCGTTCCAGGCGCCCTCGTGCTCATGGATGCACGTCGCCTCGGCGAGCCAACCACGATCGAAGAGCGGCCGACGCGGACGAAGCTGCCCCCGCGTCTCGGCGATCTCGCGGCGGATCACGACGATCCACCTGCGCGCCCGGCGCACCTCGCGACGGCCGATCCGCGACCGGGCCTGCCGCTCGTGGTGGCGGAAGAACCGGAGCGTGCCGACGTACCGGTGCAACGATCTGACCTGCCGGTGCTCGCGCTGCTTCAACACGTGCGCGCTCGCAGCGAGCGATGAGGGGACGACGACGAGGGCCGCGAGGGCCGTGGCGAGTAGCAGGCGGATGAGTCACCTCTCCGTGGGGAACATGGCCTCAGCTGTGCAAGCAGCTGGCGATCAGACGTGCTGTCCGTCATGCGGCTTCCTGTTCGAGCGCCTCGGCGATCTCGTAGAGCACGATCGCGATCGTCGAGAAGGCGGTCGCCGCTGTGGTCTGGCCGGCGTCGCGGTTCGCGAGAGCGTTCAGCTCGTAGAGCTTCGCCTTCTCGCGCAACAGGTCGGCCACGACGATCACTGCTCGACGCGCCCCCTGTGTTTCGCCGCGAGCGAGAGCTCACGCAGCTTCGCCTGAAGCGCCGCCGGAACGTCTACAGTCTCTGCTGCCGGCGAATCCCTGTTGCCGTCAGCGTCGGCTCCCAACACGGGTTCGAATCCCGTTGGGGGTACTGCGGTGTTCGCCGGAAACACGGATGAGCCCCACGAGAGGTCACGTACCGTCTCCATCGCACGGGCTTTGTCCTTGCGGCGCAGGTACGTCATGGTCGTCTCGATGCGGGAGTGGCCGAGCAGTTCCTTGAGTGCGACCACCTGGTCGGGGTGCGCCTCGTCGAACTGCACCGCGAACGCCGCCCGGAGCGCGTGCACGTGCGAGCGAACGCCGGCGCGCTGGGCGACCTTGATCACCGTTTCGTAGATCACCTTGTGGCCCCGCTCGGCGCCTGCGCGCACGAGCCACGGCTTCCGGTTGGGGATCAGGTAGTCGTCCGGGGTCGACCACACGCCGTGCTCGTCGGCGGCACGGAGGATCGCGGCGAGCTCGTCGGGCATCGGCTTCACGATCGCCTTGCCGCCCTTCTCACGAAACCGGATCGTCCCTTGCTCGAAGTCGAGATCCCGCCGGCGGGCTGAAGACGCAGCGCGGCGGCGAACGCCGAGGTAGAGCAGGACCGAAAGGCAGATCAATTCCTGCCAGGTCGCGACCGCGTCGAACATCCGGCGGACGTCGTTGCTCGAGACCGAGACGACGTCGACGTCCTCGGGCCTGAGCCTCCGCGGCCGCTGCAGCTTCTCGGCCGGGTTGCGGTCGATCACTTCCTCGTTGTAGAGGAACCGGAAGAAGCCCCGCAACACGGTCACGTGGAGAGCGAGAGTCGATTTCGAATGGTTCGACCACCGGTTGAGGAACGACCGGCAGTGGTCGGCGGTGATCTCTCGGGGCATCAGGTGCTCGTAGGTGGCGCAGAACGGGTCGAGCGTCTCGCGGTACTTCCGCCGGGTTGTTTCGGCGCGGCCTTGGCGGGCGAGCTCGCCAAGCCACAGGTCGGTCGCGTGGTCGAGTGACAGCTGCGCTTTGCGCGCCATGGGTGTGACCTCCAGGTTGGGGGTCCGCATCATCACGCCGCGCACCGTCACGACGACGCCCCGATCGTGTCGCGGAGCGTCTTCTCGGTCTGCCCCTCGGTCCAGTCGGTGTAGTTGTCTCCGGTCGTGCCGACGTTTTTGTGGCCGGCGACGGCCTGGGCGGCGCGAAGGTTTCCTGTCGTGTCGAGAACCGCCTGGATCGCGGTGTGCCTGGCCGAATGCAATTTGCGGCCGCTCGTGGTGCCGGGCTCGACGACGCCGGCGCGCCACAGGCAGCGGTACCACCAGAGGTGAGCGCCGTGCTCGCCCATCGGCTCGGCCGGAAATACATGCTCGCGGATCGCCGCCGCCTCGACCATCAGGCTCAACAACGGCAGAGTCCGCTCGGCATGCGCCAGGAGCGTCGCGAGTTCGGCCGCGCACGCGGTGTCCTCGATCTCGGTCAGCGCGAAGAGGAAATCGCCGAGGTGGTCTGAAGCCGCAGCAAACTCGGCCCGGCTCGGCGAGATTCGCTTCCGGAGAAGCCGTCTCGGGAGCAGGTAGTGGTGGCCCGGCTCGCCAAGGTCGTCGATGAGCTCCCAGATGCGGTCTTCGACGATCGGCAACGTGTGGAACTGCTCGCCCTTGGTGAATACGGTGAGGGTGCGCTTCTCGTGGTCGAAGTGGTCGAACTGGACTCCGCGCAACGCGCCTTTGCGGATCGCGTAGTGGAGGAGCAGCCGCAGGGCGATCTGGTCGTGCGGCTCATGGTTGGCGGCGAAGATCGCGGCGACCTGAGCCTTCGAGAACGTGATGCGGCGCGGAGGTCTGGCCTTCGCCCGTTCGATCGTCGCCATCGGGTCCCGCTGCATGGTGTCGCGGGCGACATGCCACGAGAAGAAGTCGCAGAGCACCGAATGGGCTTTGTTGTACGTGCGAGGTGCGCTGTCGCCCCACCGTGCGGTCAGGAAGTCCTCGATGAGGATGTTGCCGCGCGGCGGCTCGAAGTCGCCGAGCGTGGCGCCGGGGTGGTGCTTCGAGAACTCGTTCAGGATCGTCTGGTAGCCGCGCTCCGACGCCGCCGTGAGGCGCTTGCGTTTGAACATGATGTAGGTGGCCGCGGCGCGCGGGAGAGAGATGTCTTTCGCCTTCGCGAACGACGACACGTCCGTGACGCGCTCGAGCAGAACCGGCAGGAGCGCTTCCTCGCTCGGCGGCGTTTCCTGCCCGGTTCTATGCCCCACGTTCATCGCTGCTCCCGTTCGGTTAGCAGGCGACGAATCGACTCGCGGAGCGACGTGACTTCGTACCAAACCTCGGCTTCGTGAATCTTGTCGAGAGGCTTGTCGATGGTCGCCCAGAGCCGTTCAACCTCGTCATCCGTGATCGGGATGATCGACAGCAACGCGCGATGGTGCTGCCCGGTTACATGCCCTACGTCAGCCACGGAGAACGCGCCTCCATCGGTACTTCGGACCTGAGTTGTCGCGGTCGTCGTCGATCAGCGATTGCTGCCTGCTGTGCCAAATCTGGCCCTCGCGAGAACCGAACTCGCCTTCGTCCCGAACGAAACCGGCGGCCTTGAGGCTCGCACCGCTTTCGTCGGGACGGGTGTACGTGATGACGGCCGTGTAGCCCAGGGCAGCAGCTGCGCGGGCCATCGCGCCATAGAGACGGCTGTTGGCGTTCTTGTCGCCAAGCGTGCAGGTACGGATGATCTCAGCGGTGCGTGGTTCCTGCTTCTGAACCTCTTTCGAGATTGGCCGCGACAGGACGGCCACGCCGCGCAGTTCCCCATTGGCTAGGCCAACGCCGACCTTCCAGCCGGTCATCTTGGGGTTGTGGCGGTGATGCTCGCGCACGAACCGCTTAGCGTCGGTCAGGTCGATGTTGACGAGTTCGAGACTGGTCACGCGACCTCCACCACGCGTAGGCGGAGAGCGTTCCTATCGAGGACGAGATGCCTCTCGGGGCCTTTGCACCAGCCTCGCGGATACATTCCTTCGCCGTCATCTGGCAAGGGTGTGATCTGGGCGCGGCACTCGGGACAGACGAGAATCTCGTAGCGGAGCCACAGAGACTCAGGCCAGGCCCGCTTGCCGGTGACCGGAATGTTCACGCAGTCGCCTTCGCTAGGCAGGTTTCGTGGCAGACGTTCGTGAAGCTGTCCACGACCACACCCTCGTCCCGCAAGACGGCCCTCTCGTTGCAATAGGGGCAGAGGTAGGCCCTGGTCGGATTCGCACGGTAGGAACCGATCGGCGCACGGCCACACGACTCACAAGAGCGGACATGTAACAGCGAGCACGGTTCCTTCGTCATGACGCCTCCCGGCAGTAGACGCACCGGTCGGTTCCCTGCTCGGGCCGTTCGCGCTGACACGCACACAACTCTGGATCGGGTGGGTCAACGGTCGCGTGGAACCCGTACGCATAGGCGACAGCCTCACCGATCTGCTTCTTCACTCTGCGGTCTGTGGCATCCATCAGAACGGTGCCACTTCATCGTCGAACACGAGTGCGGGTCCGGTCTGCTCGACATCCCACACCGTGAACTCAGATATCGATGTGAACTCGGCAAGCAGCTCGTCGGGCAGCCGCGAGTCCCTCTCCGCGAGCGTGAGCTTGAACGACTTCCGGGTGCGGTCGGAGCGCTTCACGCGCCAACCTCCGACCTGCCATTCCCCGCCCGGCACCAGAGGCTCGAGCTCGGCCTGGATCTCCTTCTGCTCCTCCTCGAGTCGGCGATCGGTTTGCGAGATCTCGCGTCGTTGCTTCTTCACGTTCGCCAACCTGATCGCGAGCATCTGGGCTTCCTCCGACTCGACGGAGGCGACCAGCGGCGGCTCGTAGCCGTCGAAGCAGTGGGAGGCGAACACACAGAAGTGGCCCCACGCCTCACCTGGCTTCGAGCACACCCGCGCCGGGATCTCGCCGCTGTCACGCCACGCGACAACCTTCGCGACACGGTCATCGCACTCGCGCGCGAGGTCATCCCACTGCGGCGAGCCGGCGGTTACGATCACGCGCTCCTCCGCAAGCGTCGCCGGGTCGACAATGATCAGAGCGACGTTCGACGCGTCGACCGCGCGGGCGTAACCCCTTGCCTGGATCAGCTTGGAATGGATGGTGTCGCCGGTCGGGCTCTGCGACGAGAGCACCTCGACGACGGTGTCGGTCTCGCGGATGTACAGGTCGGCGTGGCCGACACCCATCTCCCACTGCACGCGTAGCTCCGCGATTGCGTCGGCTTCGTCCTCCGTGGCCGCGGTCAGCTCGGCGGGAAGCCAGTTGGTCGGGCCGGAGTCGACCCAGACCTTCCACATCTTCTCTGTCGCGACCGCGACGACCCAGTCGTGGCCGACGGACCGGCCACGGTACAGCTGCCGCTGCTCGGCCAGCGTCCGGTCGCGTCCCTCGACACCGGTTGCTTCGTAGACGGCTTTGCGCGCGCAGTCACGCACGGACGACCAGCGCAGCGGCGGGGTGGCGGTCGCGGTCATGCGTGGCCTCCCGCGCCCCGCGCGCCCTTCGGGATCCGGTCAGAGAACGACTCGTCGGCGTCGGGCTCCGGCTCGTCTTCGCCGGCTGGGTAGGCCTCCGACCAGTCAGCCTCCTCGACGCCTTCAGGCTCGGGTTGAGGTGCGCGGTCGTCGGGGCCCTCGGTGTGTGGCGGCGTTGCCGAGCCCAGTGATGCGGCGACGTTCGCCTCGGCCTCCGTCATCGTCGGTTTCGGCAGCGCAGCAAGGTCGGCGTCGGCGTCACCGGCTTCGATCACCTGGACGTCGGCGATGTCGAGGTCGTCCAACGGCAGCTGCTTGAACAACCTGCGGGCAACGGTTTTGCGGGCCATCTCACCCCAGTGGTTCACCCACGGCCCGTACTCCGACGTGGCCGCCCGTGACACCGACCGCACCCTCTCGATCTCATCCCGTGACATCACGTCGAGCCACTTGCGTCCGTCGGTGTGCCGTGCGACTGCGTACGCGCCAAGGACATCGCCCCGGTCGCTGCCGAGTCTCGCCGGCTTGTGGATCAGCACCGGCTCGTAGCCGAGCTCATACTCGAACACGTCGTTCTCGTTGACGATGAACGCCTCCAACGACAGCCCATGCTTCGCCGCGATCTTGCGGTATCCAGACACCATTGGGAGGTAACTCGACCGCTTTCCGCCCGCTGCCTTTTTGTCATTGAAGACAACCAACGCCGCCTCCCTGCCATCCGGCAAAAGGCCGTCCTGCGCACATCTAATGATCGAGGAAAAGAGCGTCGACTTATCGACTGCAACGAGATCTGGGTTTTGATTAATCGCCGTTACCGCTACCCGAACAAAGCGCTCGGGCGAGACATTGCCGGGGAGAGCCGCCCTCACCTGCTCCAAGAACTGCTCGCTGCGCACTTGAGACACCAACTCCTGCATTGGTGACCGCTTGACCATTTCAGTCATGAGCGCTCCCTTTTGCGCGCGTCGCAGCGACGGTCAGCAAGCCGCCGGCATTCGCGGCAGTGCCGCGTCACAGTGCCGCTAGGCCGCACGTAGGTGTAGAGGTTGTCGCCACTCAAAGGGTGGCCGCGATAGCAACGGGTCTGCCGCGTTGTTTGTCTTTCGCGGTTCACCGCTTGAGTTACGGGATCGAGGTGTTCGGGCGCGACGCAGATCTTGTTGTTGCAGAGATGGTCGAGTACGAGCCGATCGAGGATCGGGCCGACGAGCAGCTCGTAGGCGGCCCGATGCGCCTGTGCACGCTGCCACTTACCGTTTGTCCGCTGGATCGGGAAGACTCCGCGACCGGAATCAGGGAACGTGCGCCCTGTCCAGAGCCAGCAGCCGTCGTCAGCAACATCCACCGATTCGCAGAAGCGATCGAAGGCCCCACGGTCAGACAAAAACCCCGGGGACCGGGTTGCGATCTCAGACATCAGAGACTCCAATGGTTTTCGTCGCGGCCGTCGGGCACGTACTGGGTGCGGTTGTAGATCTCGTCGTCGGTCGGGTCTTGCGGCTCGAGCGGCACCCGTGCGTCGAGGAGCTGCTTGAACTGTTCGGTCACGTCGGACTGGCACTGCCAGCAGAACGCGATCAGCTGGTCGTTGTCGAGCTCGAGGCTGCTCCAGTCGACGAGGTTGAGTTCTGACGGGTCGCCGTCACGCCGGAACGTCGAGAGCTCACGGCTGGGATTGAGCCGGTCTCGTACCTCGACGACGTGCTTGTGCTCCCATGTATGGGTGCCGTTGTCGGCGATGAGGTCTTCGGCGATGTTGATCTCGGCCTGGACGGTGCCGCTGTAGGCGAGCGTCGCGATCGACTCGACCGTGACCTTGCCTTCAACGGATCCGCAGCTCGGGCAGGTGATCGTGGGATCCATGTCAGATCGCCGCCTTCGAGTCGTCGACGGGGATGCCGAGATGGGCGAGGCGCCTCCACTCGGCCCTGCGGATCGTGAGGTTCATGCAGTCGCGCAAGGCCTGATGGCGGCAGTGATGCCAGATGACGTCCTCGGGCACCCGGGCGGTGCGCAGTTTGAGTTGGGCGCTCTTCCGGCGGTCCCAGCGGATCCGGTGCGCGAGATGCCGGGCCCAGGCCAGCCAGAAGACGAGGGCGACGGTCGACAACGTCCAGTCGAGCCAGTCGCGGGCGACGGCGTGAAGAGCAGCCATCACTTGACCGCCTTGAGGATCAGCGACCGTTCGACCTTCGGCGTGATCAGCATCGGCGTCCACCGTGAGACCGCGACCGCGACGAACGTGCCAGCCTGCTCCTCCTCGGGGAGTTTCCCTACCGCCTGTTCGATCGCTTTCTCAGCCGTGCGCGCGCGCGCGAAGTTGACGGTCTCCCATTGCTCGTTCAGGCCGTCCGCGGTTTCTCCGAGCTCGCGAAGCACGAGGTACTTGGTTCCCCCATCGCCAGCGGGCGTGGGTGGCTGCGGCGGCCGTGTGGCCGTCTGGTCGTCCATCGTTTACTCTCCTTCGTGTCGACGCCCCGGCCGCGCACCAGCCAATGAGGTGCGGCCGCGGGCGTTGCTTGCTGACAGGCCGGCCATTCAGACGGCCCTCATCGCCTGCTGCTCGAGCAGGACAAGATCGGAATGGGCGCTACACGCCTTCCCGTAGCAGCGGGAGCCGCAAAATCCGCAGCGGCCGTTGAACGACGGCAAAGCCTGCTGGTCGGTCACCGCGGCCATCAGCCGGCGGGACTCACGAACGGCATGCTCGGCGGCGAGCGAAGTCACGCTGCGACCTCACGGCCGTAGTCACTGGGCGTCAGGTAGGTGGAATCGGGCTTGAAATGCTCATGAAGCACACACGGCGCCCAAAGCACTTCTCTGTCTGGAATGAGCAGCCGATCAGTCTTTAGCCACGTCCGGCATCCGCACTCGAACGTCATCGCAATCGGAGTGAGCATCCCGATGTTCAGATCGGCGGCGCTGTGAATGCGGACGTGTTCCTGGGAATTGAGAACCCAGAGGTTTTCGGGGCGGTTGTCGCCCGTGATGCCGTTGCAGTGGTGGACGAGCTCGCCGCGCTTGAGCGGGCGACCAATCAGTTCCGTCGCTGCCTCGCGGTGCTCAAGCATCAGGCGACCGCCTTCTCAAGGGGTTCACCCGTGAAGAAGAACGACAGCGGCTTGTCGAGTGCCTCGGCGTAACGCCGGAGGCTGATGTCTCCGGGCGCGTTGTCGCCGGCGCGGTGCTTCTGGACGAGGCGGAGGCTGATCCCGGTCTGCTGGGCGAGATCCTCGGTCTTGATGCCCAGCTCTAGCTGGGCTTCACGGATCCGAGCGGCGATGATGAGCTTGGTCGGCGTCTCGGCGTGGCGTGTTTCGCGTCGCGTCATCTATTGACATGTTAGGCGACGCGACCTAACGTGTCAAGTGATGGCGCGTCAAATGTCGGCGACACGGCGTGACGGTCTGGCTACGTTCCTTCTGGAAATGGCTTTGGACAAGGCGCGCATGAAGGCCCGGCTCGCCGCCGTCCTGGCTGACGAAAGACGGCAACGAGGTAAAGGTGATCCCCGGCGCTTCCCACAGCCAGAGATGGCAGCACTTCTCGGATACTCGCTCCGGCAATATCAGCGCCTCGAGGACGAGAGCGACCCCTCACTGCCGAGCTGGGACGACCTCAACGCGATCCTCGAGAAGCTCGGCCGAGACGCCGGCGACATCTTCGCCGACGACGATGAGCCGGCCGACGCGCCGCCGGCTACTCCGGATCGGGCGGAGGCAGGAGTCGAAGAAACCCGCGAACTGCGCGCGCTCGTCGAGGCTCTCCTACGCGCTGAGGGGATCGACCCTGCTGAGGTTCTCCGCGATGCCCGGCTCCGCTCTGAAGAGCACGGACGAGCAGCTGGAGGTCTCGAAGCTCCTGGCGAAGCTGCCTGACGGGCGTCGGGGAGGGTTCGCCGAGCACGAAGAGGCCGCAGCGGCGGCACACGAGGAGCGACATCACGCCGACGCGGCGACGCTCGGCATCGGGGAGTTCGCACGCGCAGGCGTAGTCGTTCATCGCCTGCCGCAGTTCGTCGCTTGTAGCCATCGAGCCGCTCATTGTGAGTGGTTGGGAGGGTGGCCGCAATGGGTTTGAACGGCCATGTTGATCTGCTCGGGTTGCCGAAAGAGCAGCGCGTGAAAGCGCTCCGTGCGATGCGCGGACTGACGCAGCAAGAGCTGGCTGAAGAGGTCGGTGTAAACGTTCGCCAAATCAAACGGTGGGAGGCGGGCGACCTCCCCTCAGAGGCGAACGCGGTCGAACTCGCGCGCGTCGCACCTAAGAAGCTGAAGGCAAAACCCGACTGGTTCTACGACCCGCGCGAGATACGCGAGGAGCGGATGACGGCACTCGAACGTCAGATCGCCGACCTCGACAGCCGGCTCCAGAAGGCAGGACTGTGATGCCGAAGGGTGTCTTCAAGTGCCGGTGGTGTCACAAACGGATGAAACTCGGCGCCGACGTCTGCCATCACTGCGGCCGCGACCAACACCCTGCCGAATCGAATACGCCAGACCGCAACGCGGCCGCGGTGAAGGAAATCGCGGCTCGGCTCGAGCGGGCCGGAATGGCCAACAAGGGGGAGAGGTTGCGTGCGACGGTGCGCGCAATGGATCTCGTGCGCGCAGGCGAGACGGTCGACGATGCCGTCGCCGCGGTGACGGCACAGCCGTTATCCGGTTAGCGTCGCGAGGTCGGCCTGGAGCTGCTCGAGGTCGAAGCCTTCAAGGGTCTCTCCGGAGTTGAGCATTTCGGCGGACAGGAGGGCGTAGCATTCGTCGCAGTAGGTCTCGAAGAACCTGCGGGTCATCGGCTGCACACGTCCCCACGTGACGATGTCGACGACGTCGAGGCCGGGACGGCCGACTGCACACACGTAGTGGCCTCCGACGATACGGGCACCCGGTACAACGTCCCACGGCTGCCCCGCCTGGAACTGCTGCTCGGCGGTGTCCGGTAGTTCGACGCCGATCGCGACGGCCGAGAACACGTAGAGGGCTTGGAGGAGATGGTCGAACTCTCCGGGGGTGACCGACACGTAGGCGGCGATCCGGTGGCGGCCGCCGACGGTGTCTTGGATGCCGACGGTTCGGCGGTATTCGAGGGCATTGTGGACGTCGGTGCCGCGGTCGGTTGACGGGTCGCCGGGCTGGTATCCGGTGACGGCCGAGTAATCCGCGATCGCCGTGTCCGCGGTGAACTCGACCGTCACGCCGGCCTCGGTGTTCCAGAGCAGCGACTCGTGGTCGGCGCCGGCGAAGACGCAGTTGCCGACCTGGTCGTTTCCGAGCATTCCCCAGCCGTCCGGGGCGATCAGTTCCTGGTGCCCGAACGTGTCCGGCACCTGGATTCCTCCGTCGGTGCGGTAGGCGCTGAACCGGAGGTCTTTTGGCCTCGGTGCGGCGGGGAGCTTTCCGAGCTGGTAGGTCACTTCGCTTTCGCTGCGGCCTGGTCGGCGGCCGTCTGGCTGGTTGTGCCGGACGTGGCGGCTGCAGCACCGATCTTCGCGCCGGAGTGGACGGCGAGAGCTCCGCCGCCGAGCGCGATGATCGTCGTCAGCGCGGTGATCGCCTCTGTCCCGGTGAGGGTGTTGTGCCAGGCGAGCGCGACAACGGCGGCGATGACAGCGACGAGGATCGCGGCACCTGCGATCGTCTGCGTGTTCGTGCTGCTCGGCATCAGAACGCGTTCCAGCCCGAGAACGTCGCGATCACGACGCAGACGGCGATGACGACGAGGCAGACATCTTTGAGAGTGATGGTCATGCTGTTTTCCGTCCCTTCGGGTAGCGGTTTTTCGGTCTCCGTCACGGCGTCCAAGCTTTGTGGCTGGAGTAGGCAATCGTTCCGAAGACGAACCCGGCGACGATCAGGGCGACCGCGAGGGTTGACTCGTAGTTGACGATCTGGATGAGCGAGTGCGGCACGTGGTAGTGGGCGTTGAAGAACGAGAAGGCGATGCTGTTCGCTGAGGAGAGCGCGAAGCCGGCTCCGACCATCCACCGTTTGAACTTGAACGCGGCGACGGTCCCGGTGATCCAGACGAGGCAGCGGATGACACCGACGGCGAGGATCAGGTTGTCGTGCCGCATTTAGTGGCCGTTCATCGCGGCGAGTCGTTTCTCGATCTGCTCGAGCACCCGGGTCTGTGACTGCTGGACATCACTGAACGACGCGAACCGGGTCGCCATGTCGGTGAGCGCTTGCATGACCCCGGACAGGTCGGTCGCCATCTTGAGGGCGGCGTTCTCGGTGAGCGCGGCGTGCTTCAACGCACGTTGCTCCTCATAGCGGGCGTTGGCATCCGCGAGCGCGGCTGCGTGCTGTGTCTCTTTGTCCTCGAGCACCTCCCGCAGCCCCAGGTAGTCCTCACGCCACCGCTCCGCCGACGTGTTCGCACTGACGGCGCTTCCCTGTGCGGACTCGAGCGCTTTGTTCTTCCATGCGAAGTAGGCGGCGAACGCGAGGAGCATGACGCCGACGAGCGCGGTGCCCAACGAGATCGAGTTGCTGAACACCCCTGCGACAACCGAAGTTCGCGGCGCCCCGTAAAAAAAAAGATGTGTCATGCGGCCTTCTTCGCGGCCATCTGTTTCAACATCGCCGCGTGGTTCAACAGCAGCACCGACTCGTACCGTCCAGCCAGCAGCGGGTTGCGGGTGATCCGAAGCTCATTGTCTTGCAGCCCTTCGCCGGAGGCCGACAGATTCGTCGAACCCGAGATGACATATAGGCCGTCGACGACGGTCACCTTCAGATGCGAGATCGCGGCATGCACAGACCGGCCGACCGCGACCATCGTTCCCTCGAACTGCTGCCAATTCGCGAGGATCTTCTTTTCGTGAACGCCTGCGGCCTGTGAGCTGTCAAGGTTGAGCAGGAAGAAGATCGACGGGTCGGCTGCCTTCTGCAGCATCAGGTCGGAGACCTGGTCGTCATCGAATCCGTAGTGGTTTCCGAGCAGTCTGTGCGACGTCGACTGGACGACCTCCACGATCGCGTCATGGACGCCCGGATCTCTAGGCGAGAAGAACACCCATTCGTCGGGGGCCCATCCATGTGGGAACGGTGTCGCGGCGTGACGGGCGAGGCTCGCCCAGTCGAGGTCTGCCGTCACGGCCGGGGTTGTCATACGGCCACGATGGGTGTGACGCCGAGCGACGCGAGGAACTGGTTGAAGTCGACACCTTCGGGCTTCGGGCTGTGCGGGTCCGGGTAGAGCGGCGCGAGCGGGTTGATGGTGCCGGGATGTGCCCACCCTGATTCGGTGTACGGGTAGGAGTCGTACATCGTCGCGATCACGGTGGTGTGGTCGACGAGTTGTCCGGCTTTGACGCGCGGCATGACGTTCTCGACGAAGTAGACGGCCTGCCCGGCCTTCGGACCGTCCGTGAATGTGTAGGAGACGGCGCCGCCGCCGGGCCAGCCGGAGCTCGTTGACACGACCGTGACACGGGCGGGCCCGATCGCGTACACGTCGCCTTGGCCGCTGTAATCGACTCCTTGGTCGACGCCCGCAGCGCCGAGATGCTGCACGGCCCGGTACGGGTTTACGTATTCGAGACGCTGGCGTTCCGCGAGGCGGCCCTGGCGGCGTATCCGGTTTGCGATCGGCAGCTTGGCTGCGTCACCGGATGTGAGCGGCAGAAGGTAGCTGTAGAGGGTAGGTCCGAAGACATGGTCGAGTTCGCTCGAGGCGTAGCCGCACCACCATTTCGCCTCGTAGGCGGCGAGGCCGCAGGACGGCCCGTAGATGCCATCGGGTTTGCCGTGGTAGTAGACCTCGGCGAAGCGTCCGTGGCCGGAGAGGAGCCACTGGGCATCGTGGACGGGCCCTGTTTCGCCCGGGTCTCGCATCAGCGGGCGCGCTGCCTTCAGGGTAGGGAACGGTGGGGACATTGTTGCCTGTCACTTTACGTCCTTGTTCGGCCGTTCGCCTGCCGGCTGGAGGTGTGCGGGGAGCGGCACGAGCGTCTGTGCACGCAAACAGTCCTGGATGAACGGGGAGGACGGGGTGACGTCGACGATGTCTCCTGGGGCCAGCGTGGGCTCCCCGGGGCCGCCTGGGAGGTGGACGGTCGCCCGGACACGGACGAGTTGTGGGCCCGGGGCCGTCAGCCCCCCTGGCTTCGGCCCCGGGCTCTCACCGCCGAGACCAGGGTCTGCGGCGGATCCGGTCACGCTATGTCGCCGAGACGATAGATCTGGATGCCTGCGCTCCAGAGGGTCGCGTTTCCTTCTTTGCCGTCGTGGCGCACGTTCCCGATCTTGATGGTGGTTGCTCCAGTGCAAGGGAAGACGCCTGTCATGCCGACCGCCCGTGTGCTGCTGAGGTCAGGTGTGCCGGAAAGCGTCCAGTAGAGCTGGCTCGTCGCTTCCAGTGTGGGGAACTGGGAAAACGCGAAGTAACCGCCGAACAAGAACCCGCCGCTGACGACCGGGTTGATCGTCATCATCATGAAGTTCACGCCCGGCGAGATCATGGTGCCGTCGTCCATACCGTCGATCTGGAACTGGACGTTGAAGAGGTAGAGGCCGGGGCTGACGACGGAGATGTTGTGCGCGTCGGAGCCGTAGTCGAAGGTGAAGTAGGTGCCGGCGAACGGGCTCGTTGGTGCGGGGCCGCTCTCGAGGCTGAAGCCCCCGTCGTTGGTTCTGAAGATGACGTCGCTCGACCATGTCGGCAGGTAGTCGGTCGCGACCGGGATGTTGCTGGAGGCGAACGTCTGGGAAAGAATGAACGTGGGTGCCCAGTCGTGGTCTGGGTCTGGGTCGTCGGCGGTGGCGGCCTCGAGCGCACGGATGCGGTCTAGGTGGTCGCGGAGCTCGTCGTCGCTGTTTGGCTGTCTGCCGATCGGTGGTGTCATGAGATCGTCGCGGTCAGCGTTGCGCCTTCGACGGGTGTGCCGGTCACAACGACGTGGGGGCCGGCGGGCACGGACGCTTCACCCTCGAAGCTTGTGAGGAGTTGGCTGACGGTTTCGGTTTGGTTGTCGGCGATCTGGATCGTGAACGCCCGGATCCTCGGCAGGTCCGCCCAGGCTCCGTCGACGAGGGTTGGCTGGAGGGGCGCCCTGAGTTTCTTTGATGCGTAGAAGGGGGCGTAGTCGCCTACGTCGTAGTCGTCGAACGGGATCGGTGAGCGCTCCGGCGCCGGCGCGAACTGGTAGGTGACCGAACCGTTCCGGAGCAGCAGGAGCTGCTGGGCGGCCATCGCCGCAACTGGCCCGGCTTGTTTGAATCCGGGCCAGAACTGCTGCGCCCAGTAGTTTCCGTACTTCGCGATCGACGCCGCATCGGTTGCGAGGTCAACGGGTGGCCCGCCTTGGCCGAAGTAGAACTGGATGCTGTTCGCGCGCAAGGTGCCGTCGATGATCCGATCGACGGATAGCAGAGACCTCGAGGGGAGGTCCCAGGCGAAGATCGCCGCGTTCCGCACCTGGCCGATGTCCGGGTAGGCGTTGAAGTACGAGCAGATGCCGGGGTGGCCGACGGGGTCGTAGACTGGGTCGAGGACGATGTGCACCTTGTTCGTCGCGCACAACTGATCCCAGGCGGCACCGACCGAGAGGCCCTGCTGGAACGTGACGTCGCCGATCGAGACGGAGTCGGCGACGGTGCCGGACTCGACGAAGCACGGCCCGTCGAAAGCGATCGTGTCGAGAAGCAGCTGCTGCGCGATCGTGGTTGGTGTCCACCCGTCGGCGGCGAGGAACACACGGCCGAGCGGCCCGGACAGCTGGCCGTCGGCAAGCCTGACCGGCCGGCTGTACATGTATTGCCACGGATCACGTGCTGTCCATTGCGTGACCGGCGAGTTCGTACCGACGATGTCCTCGAGATGGTCGAGGACGCCGGCGAACCGGCACACCCACGGCGGGTTCGACCCGTCCCAGCCCTCCCTGCGGAACCCGTAGACAAGCCGGTTACCTTCGGCCATGAACGGGTCACCGTCGGTATGCAAAATGTTGATCTCGGGGCTGTCTGATGGCACATGGCCGGACGCGTCCATCGGCTGATCCATCGCTTTCGTCACGGTCCGGGCGGACGCGAGCCGGTCAAGCAGCGTCAGCGTCTGGGTATTCAGGTCGGTGACGATGAACCGCCATGGGTAGCCGCGGAAAAACCGACGGATCGGCGGCATGGGCGGCGGCGGGCCGGAGCCAAAAGTGGTGTAGCCAAGCGACGAGCTGCCATAGGTGGCAAGGCGCTGGGTCGTCGCCGAATCTGTCCCGGTGGCGACGATGAAAACCGAGAACCAAAGCGCCTCAAGCCCGGCAGTAGGCGTGGAGATCGTCGCAGAGAGCGTGAGGCTTGCTCCAGAGGCGGTGTTCGCGTCAGACCCAACCGAGGTTCCGTCCCCTTGGTGACAAAGGAGCTCGTAGTCCCACCCAGCTGTTGAGTGAAAGGTTGCGGAGACCGCGTGCGCTCCATCATATGACCACGAGATCGCGAGATCCTGATCGCTGGTCTGGCCGATCGCGGCCATTGTCACGGCCACATACGTGTTGTCGGTGAAGTCGAAAACGATGATGTAGAAGTGCGTGCCGGCGGGACCACCTGCGTCGGTGATATTCAAGGTCAGGGGCGAACCCGTACCGGTGCCGTTCACTGTCGAGGAATCAGGATCATCTGCCGCAAGCTGGTAGGTGTGCCCGGCGACGCTGTCGAACGTCGCGGAGATGTTCGCGCCCCCGTCATAGGTGAAGGAAGCCATTACCCGGCCCAGGCGTTGTTGAGAAGGAAGTCGGCGTTGCCGCCCGTCACCGTGACACTGTTCGCGCCGGGGTTGATCGGGAAGAAATCGAGTGTTGAGACGTCGAGGCCCGGTTTGAGGTTCGTCGATGCTCCGTCGAGGTAGATGGTGTTGCGGAAGAAGTCGATCTCCGCGTAATGGCCTGGCGCGATCGTCTGCGCTCCCGGCCGGGTCGAGTCGTAGACGACCATCAGCGGGTTGCCGTCAACGTCCAGCACCGTGTGGTTCGTCAGGGTGAACGCCGTCAAAGGGACCGACGACGCCGGGGAGACTTTCACGACCGGCAGGAACGGTGCCGACCCGGCGTTCGTCAGCGTGACGGTCGCACCCGCCGCGACAGTCACGACCGTTTGCGCCAAATCGATCGCATACGGGAACGGCGAGTCCAGACCGAACGTGTACCCGCGAATCGACGTGCCCTCGATGAACGGCACCGCCGCAACCGCCCACAACGCATCATCCAAAAGCCTTGTGCCGAACCCCGACGGCGTCCACTCGACACGGCCCTGGTCCGCGTCAAGAAGCGAGTTGAGCGCACCCAAGAGCAGATCCGACATCTGGACGAGCTGGTGGTCGCACGCTGGCGTGTGCCTGTCCTTGTAGAACTCGACGCCCAACGTCATCAGCGTCTCCGACTGCAACCTCGGCCGGTGAAAGATCGCCCCCGACCCCTGCGGGATGTCGTCCTTCGTCACCCTGAGCGCGACACTGATCGAGCATTTCGAGTCGTCGAGCAGGAACAGCCCGACGGGGTTGGTGTCGTCGTTGAACGTGATGTTCGCGAACGGCGACAGCAACGTCAGCGGAATATTTCCCCACTGCAGATTCATCGGTGCCTCACTGCTGTGCCGCGCGGGTTCGATGTCGGTGCGGGTTTCGTGACGGTCGACGCGGTCGGGCCGAGCTGCACGGATTTGATCGCGGCGAGGTCGGCGGCGGTCTTCTCGGACGCTTTCGCGATGCGTTCCTGCAGCCCGGTTTGTTTCAACGCCACCTGGTGTTGCGCTTTCGCGACGTTTTGTTGGTCGGTGCGGAGCACGTCGAGGGGGCGGACGATGGTGCCGCCGATGAGTCCGAGCTGGGGGCCTTGGTTGATCGCGAACGCCTGCTGGAGAATGGTGGTGACCTGGTCACGGAACCCGTCGCCGAAAGACACACCAAGTGTTTTTCCGGCGTTGCGGTAGTTGATGCCACCCTTCGCCAACAACGCGGCGATCCTCGTGTTGAACGTCGAGGTGTTGATCGCGCCCTTGTTGAACTCGTCGGTGAGATCGCTGAAGCCGCGCGAGATGGAGTCCTTCAGCCGTTGCGCACGGGACTGGAGCGTGCCGATGTGCGCCTGGGTGTTGAAATCCTGGAGCGCTGATTGGGCCTGTTCGAGCGCGAGCCGTTGCGGCGCCAGATAGGCGTTCAACGCTGTGCGTTCCTGCGGGTTCTGTGTGACCGAAGGGCCGACCGCGGCGAGGCTGTCGTTCAGCGACTTCTGCGCAGCCACGACTGCGGCGACGAGCTGTTTGCGCTGCTGCGCGGACTGTCTGCCCGCCAACGCGTCCTGCAACCTTTTGATGTACTGGCCGAGCGGCCCCTGGTCGATGAACGTCGCCACCGTTTGCGCGAGCCCCTGCCCGAGCGACGTCAGGTTCTGCTGCGCCTGCTGCACCGCATTCCTAACGTCGGCGGCCTGCTGCTGGATCGCTGACGCCAATGATTGGCCGGCTGAGCCGAGCGCGTTGCGTGCGCTGTCGACCGCCGACGTGTTCTCCGCAACAGCCGTACGTAGGTTGTCGTTCAACGCGGCCAGTGCCGCCTTTGTCTGCGCCGTCGACTTGTACGCAGCCCCGCTCAAGATGTCCGTTGAGAAACCCTGATCAGCCAGCGCCTGCAAAGCCTTGTTCGGGTCGCTGTTGGCGGCGATCGCGTTCGCGGCCTGTGACGCCGCCGCGGCGAACGCCTGCCCGGCCTGCTGCCCGCCGGCAGCCCACGCCGCCGTCACCTTCGAGAAATCAGGGGTGAACTGGTCGATGAACCCCTGGATCGCCTGCAACGCCTGCCTCGCGTAATCACCGACGAACGGCAGATGCGACGCCAACTCCAAAATCTTCTGCAACGCGAACGTGAACGACTCGAGCAAATAGTAGGCGGCTGCTTTCGCTCCCTGCTTGATCGCCACCCACGCCGCCCCGAAAATCCGCACCCACCCCGATGTCATCTCCATGAAGAACCGCTTCACCGTCGACCAATGGTTGATCACCAACTCCGCCGCGATCCCCGCCGCAACAGCGATCGCACCGATCCCCGTCGAAATCAAGGCGCCCTTGATCGTCGCCGACAACCCGATCGTCGCTACCTCCATCGACCCGAACGCCTCGAGGTAGGCGGCCTGCTCGACCTTCGTCGCGACCTGGAGCTCGGCGAACCCGTTCGCGATCAGGTCGGTGCGGATCGCCCCCGCGAACGCGATGATCTTCCCGACAGCGAACGCCCCGACGAACGTCTCGACGAGCCCCGTGATATGCCCGATCGGCCCGGTGAATTTCTCTAGGTCGTCCCTGAACGTCTTGAAGTCGTCTTTGATCTTCACGACCGCCCCGGGCAGGGTGTTCGCGAGGAACCCGAACACCTTCTCCATCGCCGGCAACAAGCCGCGCCCGAGGGAGTCCTTCGCGTTATCGAACTCCGCACTCAACTTGCGCTGCACGTTCGCGAAATCGCCGGCATGCGAAGTCGCCTGCGCCTGGAACTGGCCAAGGTTCGCGGTGCCGATCGCGTAGATCGCCAACGCCTTCTGCGCCGGCGTCAACGCCTGCGTGATCGAATCCGTCAGGCCGAGCTTGAACGCGGCGATCTTCAGCTGCGTCTGGTCGGTCACGATCCCCAGTTGCCGCATCGACCGGGTGTTGCCCGCCAACGCCAACGGCAGGTTCTGAAACAGGGTGGCCGGGTCGACGTTGCGGATCTGAGAGACGCTGCCGGCGAGCTTCTCGAAGCCGACGGTCATCGTTGCGGCCTGCTCGTTTGTCAACCCGAGGCTTTTCGCGATGATTCCGAACCTCGCCGATGTCTGGTCGGCCAAATGGGCGGACACGCCGAGCGCCGTCGCGCCATGCTCACCGAACGCGATGACTGAGTCGGACGCTGACCCGAACTCCGTCTTGATCGCCTCGATCTGCTTCTGCACATCGGCAGCGTGTTCAACGATCTGCTTCCCGAAATCGAACACACCCTTGACCGCGAACGCGCCAGCGATGATCTTTCCGACCCCTGCGACACCGGCACGCACCGCACCTTCCGTCTCCGACTTGAAGCCTGTGGTGTCGGGCCTGATACGGATGAACGTTTCGCCGACGATGCTCACTGTGCGGCCATTCCCATCGCGGCGGCGATCTCGGCCTGCGCCCGCGCCTGCAACCGGATCTCCGCTGCCGAATCGGGCCCCTCGAGCGACGCGTCGAGCTTCGCGATCTCTTTCTCGTCTTTGCCGTCGGCGAGCATCGCGTACACGGCGTTCAGGAGACGTCGAAGGGTGAACGTCGACGCGTCACAGCCGGCGAGGGTAAGGCGCCCGTCGATCACGTTCCACTGATCTCGGACGACCGCGTAGAGGGCGATGGCGGCACGGTAGGGCGGCCGGTCTGGCCCTCCACCAGCCACTGCACAAGCTCCGTCAGATCCTGCAACGTCACCGGGTCGTCGTCGCGCTCCCGTAGCCGCACCCAGCGGCGTGCGGCATCGTCGGTCGGTTCGACGAACGCCATCACGAGCTCGTCGATGATCTGCAGCGACTCCGTCGGCGACGTGTCCGCCGTCAAGCCTTCGTAGGGGGCGAGCACTTCCGGGCGGACACCGGCGCGCATCACGAACCGTTCGCCGCCGATCGTGAACTCGCGGTCCTGCTCGGCACGCCGGCGGCGTGCCTCATCGAAATCCTTCACGGGTGGCTCCTAGCGGTGGGGGACTGAACGCATGTCACTCTACGCCACCACACGGTCAGCCACCGGCCGCGCCCAGGGCGGGCTTCAGGTACGGGTAGGGCGGGGCATGCGAGGTGCCCTCTTCGACGTAGCCGGCGTACTCGACGTTGCTTCCGATGTCGGCGAAGAGCCCGTCGAGATCCGTCCCGAGCGCCCAGGTGATCGACGACCTGAGCCTGCCGGTTTGGATGTTCGGGCCCGGCCTGCCGGATGCGTTCCGTTTCGCTGCTGACTCGACGCGGATCGCGCGTTGCGCGAGGTCACGGCCGACCGGGCCCGAGGTGCTTTTGAGGAGCGCCTGAAGCTCGAACTCGTTAAAGTAGACCTCGCCGATCATGCGGCGAAGCCGTCCATCGGCACCCTGACCTGGACTGTCCAGCCGCCCACACCACCTGATGTCGGGATCGGCAGCATCGGAAGGATCAGCACCCCTTGGCAGCCCGGGAACAGCGTTCCGGCGTGGATGGCCTGGTGGAGATGGTTCCAGAGCGCCCACCCGTCCGCCGCAACGATCTGTCCGGACGCTGCGATCTGCGCGACGGTGGGCGGCCGGCCGTTCGCGTCCACGGTCGGGACACACCTCGTTGCGACAGCTTGCATGCCGACCATCCCCAATGAGGCGACTAGCACCCTTCTCGCAGGCACGAGCGGCGGACTGATCGGGATCGTGTCGGCCTGCCCGATGCTCGTGAACTCGACGGTGATCTGTTCGCAGTCCAGCGCGACGGGCCCGTCGGAAACGTACTGGCGGGCGGGTGCACCGTCGGCGGTCAGGTTGAGCGCGTCGACGCAGGCGGCGAGGAGGTCAGCGCCGGCCTGGTAGAGCGCGTCGACGGTCGACGGCACCGTTCACGACCCGACCCGGCGTGCAAAAGCCTGAACGTCCGGGCTGAAAACTGAGGGCCGTCTCCCGGTTCCCGGATATCCCGCTAGGAACGCGTCGACGAGCTGGATGCCGGAGTTCCCCTGCCTGAGCGCGGCGGCGGCGGTGATGACCCGGTCGATCTGGACGCCCTGCCGCAAAACCTTCGTGACACGGGACGGCAACGCGCACTCGCCACCGGTGCACGCGTTGAAGATCTCCGATGCCAACGCGGCGGCGGCGGCGACACCCAACGGCGGCGGAGAGATTCCGAATTGGTAACTGACGCTGAACGTTCCGGGTTCGTCGTCGGCGCAGTCCGACCTCGAACATCCAGGCCACCGCTGCGCCGTCAGGTTCCCGTCCGCATCCTCGCTCGCAAGCCTCGTCAGCCACCGCCACCCGTCGAGCCTGTACTGGGACGGGTCAACGACGGCACCGTCGATCTTCACCTCCAGGATCTCCCTGACCGGATAGCCGGGAAGCTTCACCCGGGACAGCGGCTGACAGCCAAACCTTTCGTTCGTCGCCCGGTTTCCCCAACCCCACCCGTACCCGCCGAACGAACCCCAACCCCACGACGACGGCAACGCAACACCCGCAGGAATCCACCACCAACACGTACACCGCTGATTTGCGGGCCTGACGGTTGCCGTACACAGGCCGGAGAACTGCCGGCCGGTGATCTCGTAGAGCAGCATCGACGCCTCCACCGCGGCCGTGTCGAACGCCGCCGGGTCGCCGAACGGCGGATCCTGGCATGCCGCAACATCCTGGCCTGAGCACCAGCTAGTGCAAGGTCCCAGCGTTGGCCCTGGCGGCGTGCTCACGCTGGCGCTCCCATCCGTTGGTTCGTTTTGCGTCGCGCGCACGCGCACATGTTCTGCACCAGCGTGCGCCAGGGGCCGTGACCCGGATCCGGGGAGAGGATGGATCCGGTCACAGCCCCAACTCCTTCGTCTAGCTCGACGGGGAGACCGTCGCGTAGCCGCACGAACCGACCGGCGGCGCGATCGCGGTCTGGAACACCGCACCCATCTGGCCGACCACCACACCGTCACCGTACGGGCCGTGGTTCCACAACGCGTTCGGCTTCGTGAACCCGTCAAACGTGGGCTGCTCGAAGTCGTTCTGGTGGTTCTCCGCCCCCGGCTGCCACGACGACATCGGCCACACGTAGTGGATCCACGGCCGTGTCGGATCCTGGTAGGTGCTATTCCAGTTCTTCGCCCACCCTTCGATCGCGACGTTCGGCTGCTGCGGGTTCGCACAGCCGACCTGGTTCGGATACGAAAACCCGACCGGGTCCGCACCTGACGAGATCAGGGTTGCGCCGAGCAGCATCTCGACCATCGCGGGCTCGAGGATGCCGTCGACGAACGCCAACGTGAACCGTTTCAGCACATCGGGGAGCTTCGCGGCGGCCGTGATGCATCCGCACCCCGACTTCAGCTCACGGTCGTCGCCGGCGGACAGCACCGGCGTCGCGACGATCGAGATCGGCGACGACGTCACATACGAGTTGTTCGGCCCGGCCGCGACGTTGCCGAGCGAGTCGAGACGGGTCACTCTGACGGCGCAGAGCCCCAGCGGGGTTCCACAGATTGCGGTCATCCTTCCACCACCCTTTCTGGGGTCGTTGCGCCGCGGGATGCGGCACGGTTAGAGATCAGGGACATCCGGTCTTCCCCCGGTCAACCAGAACGCCGGCTTGGAGGACGCCGTCCCAGTAGACAACGAGATCGCGTTCGGCCCGGAACGTGATGACGTTGTTGACACGGTCAAGGTTTTGCGTCAGGTCGCCGTACACGGTGACGTCAACGGACCGGCGGACAGCGATTGGGCCTGTTGCGAACGCCCACCCTTCACAGGTTGCGGGGGCGGAGTGGCCGATCGGGTGGGCGCCGATGTAGCCGTCACCGATCGCGACCGGGGTGCCACGCTTCGTATACCTCGGCCCGGTGGACGGCGGGTCGGCCAGAAGATACTTTGCGTCCCATGCGACAACCGTGGCCGGGTCGGCATGGATGACACCGGCCCGCTGCGTGGAACCAATCGCGTTCTCGAGCTGCTCGAGCGCGTTCTCCGGTGACGTCGACGCGAGCGAAAGCACCCCACCCGACGGGGATGTCAGGTTCAGGTCGGTCAGGAACCGGTTCGGCGACGCCACATATGTGCCCGATGCCAACTGTCTCTCCGCGGCCGCACCCTCGACCGCTGTAAACGCCGCCACCGCACGGGCACGGAAATCGTCATTCGTCGCTATCCCGCGCGCGTTACACGTCGCCGCGAGATACGCGGTGAACGCTGCGAACTGCGGCTTCGACACCGACCCGCCCGTCGACTTCACCAACGACGAACCGCCGGCACCGCAAGGGTCATGGCCCAAAACGCTGTCGGGCGGGAACGGCCACACCTCGACACCGTTCGCCCAGCGTTCGTCCTCACCCGTGATGATCGTCGCCGCGGAAAGCAGACCGTACCGGGGCGGCTGCGGTGCAGGCCCGTCTACTGGAAGCCACGGGCCGTATCCGCTCATGCCTCACCGTGGAAGCGGTCGGCAAGGCCACCGTCCGTATGGATCAGTGGCCTTGCCGACATTCCCGTGTTCCTCTTCGCCTCGATCTGCTTGACGGCTTTTAGTAGGCCGTCGGCGTGGCGATGGTGATCGGTGCGCTCAGCGCGCCCGTGTCATGGAGGGTGCTCGTGACCTCGTAGGAGACGGGGCCGACTTTGGCGACGTTCTCCCAGATCTCACCGAAGATCTGGTAGCTGTTCGTCGCGTTCAGCGTGGAGTCGCGGACGAGTCCGAGCTCGAGCGTGCCACCGTCGAGATGCAGCCATGTTCCTTCGGGGAAGATGAACCACTTGACGGTTGACGGGAACCCGTTGATCGCCCCTGCGTTCTGGACTCCGAGAACCTGCCCGTCTCCGGTCGCACCGTCGAGGTAGTAGGAGACGTTGAGGTTGAACGACGCCAGGATCGCTTCGAACTCGGCGTCGGACATCCCGAACTTGTCGTAGGGCTGCCGGACGATGTCGGCCTTGATCAGGTCGTCGCACCACGTCGGGAGGATGACGCGAAGCATCGCGTCGTCGGCCATCCGGTAGAACGACCGGATCTGTGCGGCCGCGGCGAGCATCGCCGGGAACAGCGAAGCGGTCGCACCTGCGATCTCAGCAGTCGTCACCTGCGTCGAGCCTGCCTTGAGGCTGTCGAGGAGCGCGGTCTCGGCCGCCCGGGCGTGTGCGGCGAGGACGAGGTCGATGAACTGCGCGATCTGCTCCGGGAACGCACGCGCGCCGAGGTTGCCGGCGGTGATGCAGTGGTAGATCGCCGCGACGTCGACTTCGGAGAACGCTGGGCAGATGACGGTCTGACAGGTCTTCGTTCCGGTCGATCCGCCCGCCTGATCCTGCGCGGCTGTGATCTTCCCGACGGCCGTTGTGATGTCACCGATCGACGGAGGTGCGGCGAACCGGAGGCCGCCACGGACAGCCGCGAACGACGGCAGCGCGTCCCTGACGGGCCGGGACGCGGTCGCGATATTCATCAGCTGGTAGTACGGCGTGACAGGCGCGCAGAGGCCGCCGGACGCGACAAGTGCTTCCTCGCCGACAACGGCTTTGACCTTCGGACTGTCGATCGTGATCTCGCCAGCATGGTTCGCGTCGGCGAGGGTGAGGGTTCGGTCGTCGGGGAAGTCGTAGCGTGCTGAGGCGACGACGACGTCGGCTGACCCCGGGAGCGCCGTTGTTTTCCGGTAAGCCTCCTGCATCGCGAGCGCGAGCGTTTCGCGGTTCAGCGCCTCACCGGCAGCAACGACCTTCTCGAGCCCGGCGGACGCGACGAGTGCGGCACCTTGCGGCTTCGCCGGTTGCGGCTGGTGCCGCTTCGCCGTCGCGGGCGGACGGGAAAACCTGGGGGCTGCGGCGACGAGTTCCGCGACCGGCTCCACGACGTCCTCGACGGGACCGGTCTCTTCGGCTGCGGCCTCGGCGGTGACCAGCTCGGCCTCCGAGACGACATCCGCGTCGGCTGCCGCGTCCGCCTCGTCGGCGTCCTCGGTGCCCGCGTCGCCGTCCTCGGGCGTCTCCGCCTCTGCGGTCACGTCGTCGATGTCGGCGGTGAGCTTCGCGACCTCGGCGGCGAAGTTCTCCTGCGCCTCGACACGCGCGGTCTGCTCGGCCTTCAGCTGGTCGAGCTGGGCGCGGCCCGCGGTCAGCTGCGCCAGAATCTCTGATGCTGCGAGCTCGCCGAGGAACTCGGTGTCGTTCGCCTTGATCTTCGACATCGCCTCGACATGCGCGCTATGCAGCGCGGCGAGGTCTTCGTCGGTGGCTGCGGCTAGGTCTGCCGGGAGTGCGGGAAAGAGTTTCATGCCGTGGGCTCCTCGTGACGAGTGTTGAAAGTGCGGTCGTCGCGAGAGCACCTACGGGCTCCGCTAGAGGAAGGCTGCTACGCGGCCTGTCCTTATGGCGGGGAGTGTATGCGCATCAGAGGACGTTGCGCAAGTCACCGTGGTCACCTATGCTCATCCTCGAAGGTGGTGGCGTAAACCCCGTGCCGATCAAGGACAGAGAGGCGTTCCTCGCCTATCATCGCAAGTATCAGAAGGAGTGGCGGCTCCGGCCTGAGAACATTGAGAAGGCTCGAGCGATTCGCCGAGTCGTGAAGAAACGAACGGTTGAACGAAACCGTCGAATCATCGCCGAGGCCCAGGCAGAAGGGTGTTCACGCTGCGACGAGCGTGACCTTCGCTGTCTTGACTTTCACCACGTCGATCCGACAACTAAGAGCTTTGGCTTCGGACGTGGGCAAGCACGAGACTGTGGCGAGACCAAACTGCGAGCCGAGATCGCCAAGTGCATCGTGCTCTGCTCTAACTGTCATCGCAAGCTGCACGGCGCGACGATCTAGCAGTCAGCTCCAGTCGATCTGCAGCGGGTCGTGGTTGCCGATGTAGCAGCACGAGACCCGTGCCGGGTTGAGTCCGGCGAGTGCATGTGTGCCGATCAGGGAACGCACCTCGTCGGGGTGTTGGACAAGGTTCGGGACCGTTGCGAGCGCCGTGATGCCGGCTGCACGGATGTATTCGCCCAGCCGGTGGTCGTCGCCGAGATTGTTGTGCGGCCAGTCGCGCCGGTCGACGAACTCGAGGATGCCGGCGACATGTGCGGGCGGGTAGACGGTGGCGACGCATGGCAGCCAGTCGCCTGTGTGGAGTTCGGCGTACGGGTCGCCGCGGCCGCCGGCGGCTGTGACGTTGTCGGCGGATCGTTTCGGTGCGCCGCCGACGAACAGGCAGATGATCCTGTCGGGATGGGCCGCGACGATCCGGTCGAGCGCGGCGGCGAGGTTGCGGCACGGGATCGAGTCGTCCTGGACGATCAGGCCATGCGCGCCGGGCGGGATCGCTTCGAGGCAGGCGCGGTAGCTCCGCCATGCGTTCGCGACGGATGCGCCAGGTTCGGGGTCGGCGATGGCAGCGAGGTCGTCGAAGCCGTGGAGGCGTTCGAGGAGCGGCGGGATCAGGGCGGCGCGCGCCGGATGCGTTTGGATCCGGCAGACGATCCGGGTCAGCGGCCGAACCCGGGCCGTGCGACACGCCGTTCGGGGGCGGAGAGCGCCGCGATCAACGCCAGCGTGTCTGCCTCGTCGACGGTCGGTCGCAGACCGCTCGATGCGACAAGCGCTAGTGGCGTCTCTGCAGCCGACGCGGCGAGCCTCGACGCGACACGTGGCACCGGGAACCCGGGTGTCGGTACGCAGTGGGCGGCGATGAGCTCGCCGCCACGCCAATCCCCCGACACGGGGTTTGCGCGGAGGTCTTGCAGCCGTTCGGCCGGCAGGTCTGAGCGGACGGCGCCGGCGAGCCAGATGCCGTGCTGGTCGTCGCCTGCCCTGACGTATGCGGCGACGGTGCCGGTGTCGTCGTAGTGGGCGCGGGCGGCCTCCTCGGTCATCCCCGCCGCTGTCGAGGCGTGCCCTGACGCCAGGGTGATCTTGCCGACGTAGACCTCGTGGCCTTCCTGGGTGGAGATCTCGCCGAGATGAAAGTGGCTGTACCCGGTCCGGGAGCGCGGCGGCGCGACGCACCGGCCGGGAAATCCGACATGGCAGCTGTCCCACAGTGCGGCGTGCCCGTAGACACGTCCGTCACGGGTGACCGTGAGCGCTGTTGGCCCGTCAAGGGCCGGGTTGTCGAACCAGCCGGCTGGCGGGTATATCGGGGCGAACCCTGCGGCGGCGGCGGTCAGGACATCCACGGCACGGATGGTAGGCGCGGGGGCGGTCGGTGACAAGCCGCAATGTCCCGACGGACGCACCGTTGTCTCGATTACATGCCCTACGTCATCCGGGAAGCAACGACGCAGCTAATCACCGCAACGTCGATCGCGAAGGTGTGCGCGATGCTGTCCGCGTTCCTGACAGTCGCGAGGATCGCGCCACCAAGAGGAATGAAATAGGAGACGGTCGTGGAGTTTTCAGGCCGCAGACTGCCCGGATATGCCGAAGCACTGTTGTTGACAGCGTAAGCCACTTGTCCTGCGGCGTCGAGCGTCAACGTCATATAAAATTGTGCGTCGCTCGACATATCCTCGCCAGGGAAAGCGTTGATCGTGACGGTATAGAGGCCTGCCACCTTGACGACCGGCAGAGTAGGAACCGTGAAGTCGAGGAGGTCGTCACCTTGCCCGAACGAGTCGAACGTCAGCGACGCTAGATCCCCTGCCGCCACTGATCCGGTCGGGTTGCCGTAGACCTGTTCGCTCCCTACGGAGGCACTGGAACCGCCACTTCCGACCGCCGTCCTGGAGCCGTCAGGCGCGACAACATAGGCGATACCATCGTCTCCGAGCACCAGGCCGGGGTCGGTCGAAGGGGTGCCACGCGCCCCTGTTTCGAAGCGCCGCTCGACCGTCATAGCGCCATCGCCGACATGACCGCACGGCGCCGGCCGCGGTCTTCTTCGAGCAGGCCGGCGAGATGGTCGATCTTCGCCTCGAGCTGTGCACTATCGACGCCTGCCGACGCGACACCGTCACGGATGATCTCGCGTGTCAGGACGAAGCATGTGTCCGACCGGAGGGGCATCACCTCGGTTCCGTCGGCGGACGCGAGCAGGCTGATCTGCGCACCGTCGAGCGCCTGGACGGGGCAGATCGTGGCCGCGCAGATGACCGCGTTGATCATCGTGACCAGCGTCTTCCCGGGCGCCTCCGGCGTGTCTGGCGAGACCTCGGTGATCTCGATCTCCGGCACATACGGGTCGATCGAAACGCCGCGCAGGCTCAGATCGCCGACCCTGGCCGCCGCACGGACGCCGACCTCATCCATGTTGAACAACCCCTCGCCCCAGATGATCCGGAAGTCGGCCTGGTCACGGTAGATCGTGTCGATCAGCCCGCACACTTCGGCCTCGACGTCGTCGCTGTGAGGTGTCTGGTACATCACGCCGAGCGGCAACGGAAGCTCACGCCACGTCGTCGTTCCTTCACGGATGACCCTGGCGAGCGTCGGATTGTCCTGGGTTTCCTGGCCTTCGATGCACAGGATCGCGCGCCACCGTGTAGGGGTGGGGGCGAGCTCCGCGGCCGCCTCGGAGGCCTCATCGTCGACGGTGACCGTGACCGCGGCGGTCAGCAGTTCGGCGATCCGCTCCTCGAGCGCGTCCGTGACGAAGGTGACAGAGGGTGACTCGTCCATGTGTCCCGCCGAGGGTACATCCCCGGTCGGAGATTGCATAGACGCCGCGAGCGTTCCTGTCAGCGGATAGTCGGTTCGATTCTTCGCCACAACGATCGATAGAGCATCGAAGTGAAGCGGCGATCCGAGGTTCGCAGGGTCGGGTACCTGCGGCCCCTCGGTGTATCTGAGAGTCATGTGCGGCGTGAAGCCGTGCTCGGATGGGGAGACGATCCCGGCATCCGAGAGGTTGGCCCGCACCGTCTCCTGAAGCGTCGAAAGGCCTTGGACGTCAGGCAGCACAATCGACGGGTATCCGTCGGGGCCTTCCGCGAAGTGAGCAGCCCCTCCGACCTCACCGTCGATCGGCGGCAGAGAACGCGCCGTCGCGGCAACGGCATCGGTGAGCGCTTGCAGATCAATGCTCTCGGCGTCGCCGAGGAACAACAGCGTGCAGTGGAGGTCACCGGGGTCGAGTCCACCGTCGACAGCGAGCGATGTCGCTTCGTGGGCGCGCGGGTAGACGGCGACCATCGCGAGGTTTGACACGTCCGGACCACCGTCGGCCGCGATAGCGGTGAGTGCCCCGGCGGCCTCCATGTACGTTATTGAACATCTGCAGTTGCAGGCTTCTTCGTCGCTCAACCCGGGGTCGCCGGGGTAGTCGGCCTGTTCGCCGCCGACCTGGAACGGCTGGTCGATCGGCACGGTCTGCCCGTCAGCTTCCGCGTGTGTTTCGCGGGTCCGTTCGTCGGCGGTGGCCTGCCATTGCTTGTATCCGATCTGCGGGCCGCCGTCGGCGTTGTTGTTGATGAGCCGGACGGCGGCGACGGATGCGCCGTTCGCGACAGCGACGAGGTCGGTGCGTGCGAGCATCGCCGCCCGTGCGGGTGCGACATCCTCGATGGCCTGCTGGATCTGCTTGGCGGTGTCGGCGACGGACATGCCCGTCTGGTATCCGTCGAGGACCGCGGCCGCGACATCGTTGCGGATCGCGTCGCCCATGTCTTGCGCGCGCACACCCAGCGTGTCGATCAGCCCCGCAACGAGAGGGTTTGTGACGGTGTACGAGATCCCGATGTCCGCGAGCGCTGGTGCGACGACGGCCTTCAACGCTGCATGGCGTGCCGGCTGGGTGCGTTTCTGCGCGTCGGCCGCCATGCGGGCCGGGTCGATCAGCTGGTCGTTCTCCGGTGGCGTCCATTTCGGATCGGTGACGTCGGCGGTCAGATGGTCCGTTGCGAGGGCGGCGAACCTGTCGGCTGCATGCCGGGCGGCCGACTGCAATGTGATGCGGTAGCCGCGCTCGAGCGCCGCAAGGTTGCCTTCCGCTGCTTGGCGTCCCGCGGCGATGTGCTGGTTGAACCGGTCGGCGTTCACGCCGCGACGGATTCGGGCTGGGTGAGTCGCTGGACGTAGCCGGCGAACCCTGCGGGCAGCTCGGCGGGGTGGGTGTCGTAGAGGGTGCGTGCGGCGTGCGCCTCGACCTGGTCTGCGATCGCACGGGCGGCTACCGGTGCAACACCCCAACGTCCGAGTGTCTGAACGAGGTCGTCGGCACCTCCTGCTACCAGTTGCAGCTCGCCGGGCGCGTTCAGTTCGTGGACCTGGTCGACACCGAGCGCGGCCGCAACCAAGGCGTGCGGGATATCCGTGAGTTTCTCTTTGCAGGCTTGGCAGCCGTTGTTCGCCCTGGTGCGCAGCCTTGATCCGGCTAGGGCGCGGGCGCGCTCAACGGCCAGCTCTGACGCACCCAAGATCCGGTGGTGGGCGGACGACGTGACCGGTTCTGGTGTCGCACCCGGCGGCGGGCCCGACTCAACCTCGGATCCGGTCGTCGGACCGGTCGGCACCGACGACGAACCGCCGGCGTTCTCGACCTCACCCGGTTGCGGTTCGATCGCGCCGCCACGGATCGACGGGATACCGAACCAGGCGAGCGACGAGTCACGGGTTGCGATACCGATCTGTTCGGCGCGTTCATCGTCGGGCATCGCGTCGTCGTCGTCGAAGTTGCAGGCATCCCGCAGCGTCGCTTTCGAGATCGCCCTGAGCCCGTATAGCTCTTTGGCGTCTTTGGCCCGGTCGGGATGGTTGATGATTCCGGCGGCGTCGTAGCCGACAACGACGCGTTGCCAGTTCGCGGTTCCTTGTTCGCGGGCGGCGGGACGGAGGTAGGCGGAGCCGAGGTCGTCGACGAGTTCCTGGCAGACCGGCTGGATATGGGCTTTGAACGAGTTCTCGTCGACCTGCCATGCACCCCAGTGGTTGATGTCGCCGATCCCGAGCAAAGCTTCGGGTGGCATGTCCAGGCCGATCGCGATGCGTTTCAAACATTCGTCACGCAACGTGACTTCGCGGTATTCCTCGTTCGAGTCACGGAACGTGACGTATTTGAAGCCTTTGTCGACCATGTCGTCGTTGACGCGGACGAGGAACGGGACGGCCGCGGCTGCGGTGCCTTCATCCCGGATCGGCTCGGTGATCGCCTCGATCAGATCCTGGTAGAAGACGTCCGCTTCCATGTCCTCGTCACCGACGGGTTCGGGTGGTGCAGGAGAGATCGAGTTCGCCATCACCAACATGCCGGGCCCGGCGAGCCTCGAGCGGACACGGGCACGGACGGCGGCCTGCAACAAGACCAGTTCCTCGCAGTCGCCGAGAATGCCGCGCATCGACGAGTCCGCCCACAGCGAAAACCTTGGGTGTGGCCGCCACAGCCGGTAGACCGCCGCCGTGTCAGGTAGCGGCTCGAACGCGTCATCAGGGATCGACTTCAGCTCCGTCGCCCCGAGCTGCGGCGCCATCATCCTTGTGTACGTTCCTGACGAGTTCACACGCAACTCGTCGACGGACAGCATCTCCCATTTCTCACCGACCTCGTCGTCGAACGTGCAGGTCAGATACGACTCGCCGATCAGCATCCTGAGACGTCCGTAGGTGCCAAAAAGGTTCGACCGGCCACCGTTCGGGTCCTGCACCCGGTCGAGCAACGCGACCAGGTCGGCGTCGTCGGTCTCTTGCGGCTCGCCGTTCTGATCGAGGAACGCCGGAAATATCCGAAGCTGTGTCAGTGCGCGGGAGAGGAAGTTCCCGGCGTACTTGATCGCCCCGATGTCGTCGTAGTAGCCGAGCGCTGTTTCCTGCCACGGCTGCACGAGGCGGCGCATCGACGCGGAGTTGTTGATCGTCGCCCGTGCCGCCGACGCCGTCACCGCACGCACAGGCGCAGGTTTGCGCCGGCCGAGCACCATCAGCGCACCCCTGTGTTCAAGGCTAGGCGCTCTTCGCCGGTGCCGGCGCAGGCCCGTTCCAGACCTTCGGTGCGGCAGGCTCAGAGAAATACCCGGGTGCCGCCGGCCCGGATGCCGCCACGACGGGCTGCTGGTGTCCTGCTTCGGCTGGCGGCTGCCACTGCCCTGACCCGCCGCAATTGCACGGCATACCGTTCCCCTTTCGTTCGTGCCCTGTCGGTCTCGCCGCGGAGTGTAGGGGACTAGGGGGACGACGTATAGGTCACTCAGGCGTCGAGGTTCTTCGCGACGAGGCCGGTGACGGCCCCGAGGGCCGCAGGCACCGACACCGCAACCGCGATGATCGGCTGCCACAGCCAGAGCCCGTAGGCGGCCAAGCACACGTAGGTTCCGACACACCAGGGGCATCTCAGGAGGGCTGACATGTAGATCCTCGCGCGCCCGTGGGTGAGGCGTTTCGCGTCGTCGATCGTCGGGGCTCCCTGGTCGGTGTAGCCGGTGAATCTTCGCCGCAACGGCTCGGTGATCGAGTCCCACCCGATGATCCTCGTGGCCCGGAAGCATGCGAGCGCGAGCAGAACGAACTGCCACGGTGCCGGCACCCACGCGCTCACTGGATCGGCACGACGCCGTTGGGGATGATGACGCCGCCGGTCAGCGCCTTCAGCAACGCCTGCCTCCCGTCCTCGCCGAACACGAACACGTGGGTTTCGACGTCGGGGTCGACGAACACCAACGCCATCGGCGGGTTGCCAGGGTCGCCGCCTTGGAGGTTCATGTCGGGGGCCGCTTCAGCGAGCGGCCGCCAGAAGAAGTTCGATTGCGGATGCACGGTGCGGGTGATGCCTGCCATCAGGTTCCTTTCGGGTTGCAGCGTTCAAGGATGAGGTGTCGGTGCGGGACGATCGCGGACGGCCAGCCGAACGGGTGTAGGCCGACACGCTCGTCGGGCCAGAGGATCGAGTCGAGATGCTGCGATTGGTGGAACCGGCCGCCGTCCGCGACCGTGTAGCGGTGATGACGTGCGACGCGTTCCGTCTCGTTCGCCCATCCGAAATGCAGGATCCTGGCACCCGTCGGCAGGGCCTTCGCCTGATCGACGATCTGCGGGACACGGCCACACGCCAAAGCACGATCGGCGACATGCAACCTTGACCGGTCGGCCGGCACACGCCACAACGCGTGCACCGGATGCGGCCGCCAGCCACCATCGCCGCGCACACACAGACAGTCCGACTGGGCGTTCCACACCTCGAGCATGTCGAGCGAGAACACGTCCGCAGGCGATTCCTCACAGACACGTCTGACGGCTGCCCCGTCCGACACGAGCTCGTCGGCGTCGACGGCGAGCACATGCGTCGGGTCGCCCTCCAATGTCCACTCCAGCAGCGTCTGCCGGGCCCGCCCCTCATGTGCGAAAAAGGCTGCTGATCCGCCGACCTTCAACGGTTGCACACCGGCACGGTTCAGCAGCCACTCCCAACTCCCGTCATCGGAGTGGTCGTCCAGCACGCGTATCTCGTCGACGAACTCGAGGAGCGACTCGATGCACGGCTCGAGAAACCTCGAGAGCTCGTTGCGGACGATCAGGGAGGCCGCGAGCTTCACTCGGCAGCCCCTTCGTCGGCAGTGCATTCGGCAACGACGGCCGGGTCGAACCATTCGTACCAGTACGGGAACCGGTTGTCGTAGTGACCCCACTGCCGCTGCCAACCCTCGGCGATGTACCGCTGGGAGAGCGACACCCACGGGTCGATAGGCACCTTGTCGAGCTCGCAGACGAGAAGGTCGGGGGTGATCCAGCCGCGGACGAGGCCGTGTTCCTGCTGCCAGTCGCCGAACCCGAAGCGGCCTTGTTCGGGGATCGGCCCGTATTCGCGGAACGGGTGGGTGCGCATCAGCCCGACCCCGCCGATATGGGTGCACAGCGTGTACCCGTACTTCACGGGGTCATAGCGTGGCAGGCCCATCCGGCCGCCTTCCATGCCGAGGAGGTCGAGTTCCTGGTTGCCGTCCATGACATCGGAGAGGTTGGTGAGCCAGCGTGGTGGGACGGCGATGTCGGAGTCGATCTTCACGAACCGGTGCGCGTCTGTGTCGCGCATATACCGGTTCATCACGGCGACGGGGGACCGGAGCTTTTCGCAGCGGAGCGACACGTCGACGGGGATGTCGGCGACCGCCTGGTCGAGGTATTCGCGGGTGCCGTCTTCGCTGGAGTCGTCGTAGATCACGACTTGTCTGACGAGATGCCAGTCGGTGTTGCGGATCATCATCTGCAACGTGAAGCGGGTGAACTCGAGACGGTTGAACGTCAGGTACAGGATGTCGGTGATCAGATCGTCCACTCCTCGACCGGGCAGGCGTAGACGAGTTTCGTCGGCGGCCCGTGCCATTCGACGAGGATCAGGTCGAGGAGCTCGTCGACGCTGTTCGCGCGGAGGTGGCGGAGGATCTCGTGTTCGGCGCCTTCAACGTCGAGCTTCATGATCGTCGGGACGCGCGGCAGGGTGCGCAGCCAGCGGACAAGGTCGAAGGCTTCTGCTTGGTGGTTACCACCGATCCGTGTGCGGGATCCGTCGATGGTGAACGTGAGCGGCCCGTCGGTAACCCATGCTGCGCGCCGTGCGGTGACGACGGTCGTCGTCCCGATCGTGATGACCCGTTCGAGGTTCTGAGGGTGCGGGTCGAACCCGTACAGAAGCCGGGGGCCGAACCGTGCGATCAGGGTGTGGATCGAGTCGGCGTCGCCGTGGGTGTGGCAGCCGAGGTCGATGACGATCACCGGTCACGCACCTTCAGGGCGAGATTGAGCATGCGGGTGCGCTCCTCGACGTGGCCCCGCGACGTCCACATACGTCCGGGTGCGGATGCGAACTCGCGATCCCGGTAGGGGACGTCGACAAGCACGCGAGGAGTGAGAGCAGTGAACACGATGTCGCAAGTGCGGTTGAAGGTCGTGATGTCAAAGAACGACCAGAGGCGGTCGCCACCGAATCGCTTGAACGCCTGCTCGGGCAGATCGCGGTCGAAGATGGCGCCGAAGCCGACGAGGCAATGGTCGCGGTAGAAACCGTGGCGGAACCGGGCGGGCATGTTGCAGATAACGTGGCCCGGCTGGTGCGCGTCGATCAGGGAGCGCACCGAGTCGATGTCGAGAATCACGTCGTCGTCCTGGACGACCACGGCTGCGCCGGTTGCTTCGGCGATTGCGGCGTATCGGCCGTACACGGCGAGGTCATGGGCGCGCTTCGAGTTGTCCCAGACCACGATGTCGTCGATGCCTGCTTCGCGGAGCGGCACGACGCTGGGATCGAGGTCGACGTCTCCCCGGGTGACGACCACAGCGGAGACGTTCACGCGACCTCGAACTCGATGCGCCAGCACCACTGGTCGCGGATGTCGCCGTAACGGTTCGTCCACCATTCCCAAAATGACGCTGGGCTCGCGAAGCCTTCGGCGGTGGCGTCAGCGGGGGTCATGTGCGCGACTGGTGTGAGCGCGACCGACAGAACGCGGATCCTTCCGAGCGCGCGACGGCCACGGCCGTCCTGCACCGCATACGTGCGACCGGCTCTGTAGCGGCATGGGGTTTTCCCGATCGCGCGGCGCCTGGTCTGCGTCTTCTTGCCGGAGAGCACGAGCTGTGCGAAGTCCGGTTGGAAGATCACGTGGCGTACCGCACTGTCGGCCAGACCTTCGACCTGCGGAAGTGGAAGAACGGGATCTCGACGCCATGCCAGAACAGCCCGTCGCCGTCGGTCGTCAACTTGTCGGGCTCGGTGTAGGCGTGGTGGTGCTCGATGCTGACATGAGTGTGATGCTTCGCGATGTCCGTGAACGACGTTTCGACCCACCCTGACGTCACCGGATCCTCGAGCTTGTCTCCCCAGAACGGGTCGAGTTGGTAGAGGCGAACGCAGACGCTCTGCCGGTAGAGCGTCCACGGCCCGCAGAGGTAGTCGTAGACGTTGTCGGTCTGCACATCCACCCGGTTGAGCAGTTCGTCGGTGGCGAACCTGTCGACGCGGCCGTAGACGCAGTCGTAGTCGGTGTGCCCCCAGAACTCGTAGCCGCCCGCCCTGATTTCGTCGGCGTACAGGTGGCCGAACGCGGGCCGGTAATCATGGATCTTCGCCGAGCCGGGTGTGATGGGGCAGTCGACGCCGAGGACATCCTTCACTCGTTGCTTGAAGTCGTCGAGGTCGCGGTCGTTGAGGAAGTCGTAGCCGTGCTCGGCCAATGCGCCGGCTGATGCGTGCCAGCGTGCGGCCCACACGGGTTCGTCGCCGAACCACGGACAGATCATCAGCTTCCTGATCACTCGAACCTCGTCTTGACCGACTCGATCCCGCCGCCGCCGTGCATCTCCAGGATCCGCACCATGCCGGTGCCGCACACCACGATCGGGCAGCCGTCACGGATGAACGCGACCTTGCCCGGATGGCGATCCTCGAAGCGAACGTCGGGCTCGGGCGTCGCGCGGACGATGTGAGCGAGATGCGTGCGCTCGCCGCCGGAGCGGGTGAACCAGCAGCGTGCGCCCTCGAATGGGTCGGAGGCAGCGTCGACGAGCCGGCAGACGCGGCGGTCGTCGGCATGCCAGTCGATGCGGAAGTCATTCACGTCACGCCAGAGCGAGTAGGTCGCCTTCGCATGGTCCTGCGGCGTCGAGCGGAGATCCCCGGCGAGAACGTCAGCGGCCAGGTCGCCGTAGAGCGGCACGAGCCGGTCGAGCACGTCACGCATCCTCGCCGGGTAGCTGACAGGGATCGAGCGTTGCGCGATGATCGGGCCGGTGTCGGGTTCCGTCTCGGCGAGGAACGCCGTGACGCCGACCTGCGGCTCGCCGTTGATCAGGGCTGTGATGAGCGGCGAGAAGCCGCGGTATCTGGGCAGCAGCGAGTCGTGCAGCACGACCAACTGCGGCACGTCGAGCATCCACCGCCACCCCGCAGCGATCGAGAACGTGCCGGTGAACTCGGGCGGATGCTGGCGCAGGAACGTCGGGATGCCATGCGCCTTCGCTGTCTCCCCGATCTGCTGGTGCGACAGGTCGTTCATGCCGCGAGCTTCGGCCGTCGTGACGTGCGCGATCTCCACACCTGCGTCGATCGCGGCGCCGAGCACAGCGAGGCCTTTCTCGGTCATCACGTACAGGCCGACGGTCATGCCCCGATCTTTCCTTTCGGCATCACGCCTGCCGCGTACGCGCACCGCTTGCATAGATCGCCAAGCCGAGCGGGCTTCTTGCCGCAGGTGGTGCATTTGCGTGGTTCTATCGTGGGCTCGACCGGGCGCGAGGCAATACGCTCGGCGCGACTGCGCTCACGCTCAGCCGCGACCTCTGCATGGAATGCCTCAAGGTCGGCGCGCTGCTCAGGTGTTAACTCAGCGCGGTCGTGTGCGATGGTCTTCGGATGCGCCGCGGCATAGGAGCGACGCGCGCGACGCGCCAGTCGCTCGTGACGAAGATTCCAGTATGCAACCATCTCGGCATCCGCGTGGTAATCACCTTCGTCGTCCCTCCATAAGCCGAACGCTGCATTCCCGTCTGGCCCCTGACGGCGCGAGAGATACCACACCACCGCTTCACGGGACCGGGTGTCATATTCAGACATACCGATCGCCTCGCAGAACTCGTCAATGGTCGCGAAGTCGAGTTCCTTGCTTGAGTCGCGCAGACGCAACGACATATCGCGAGGAATCTTGACGGGCTTCCCCGTCGAGTCTGGCTGAGTGTCGCCGCTCACGCGAGGTACTCCGTCAACTCGCCGAGGAACCACGGCTGCGTCGACGGCTCCGCGATCTGCGACCGGTAACATGCCAACGCGCGCAGCTTCCGACAGATCTGATCGGGTGTGCCAACGAACGGACGCTTCGACACGGTGCGCGACTGGCCGCGCACATAGGTGAGGTAGTTCACGACACGGCCGCCGAACACGGCGTCGGCGAGGTCGCCGACCATGCTGTGCTGCTCATGGCCGCCCAGTTCGACCGCCGGGGCGAGCACCACGTCAGGGGCAAGCCGGTCGTCGAGCGCACGCATCGACGCCTCAACCGCCGGCCAATCCGGGGTGTCGTCGCGGAACGGCCACTGCTCGACCGTGAGGCCGAGCTCCTGGGCGGCCGCCGCGGACTCATGCTCGCGCATCTGCGCCGAGATCGGGAGACCACGAGATGCCTGCACGAACGAACGGAGGACGACGATGATGTGTGCCTGATGGTGCTGCGCGAGCATCCCGGCGAAGAGCGCTTCGTCGTCCTGGTGCGGGGCGAACAGGACGGCGTTCATGCGGCGATCGCCTGCCATAGATGTCGACGGCTTCGGTACAGCGCGAGGTCTTCGTCGGACGTGGAGAGGCCCTTGTCGTACGTCGCGTCACGCTGCCCCTTATTCCAGAGGAAGTGCAAGTGCTCGACTGCTGCGGCCGGTGCGAACGCGAAGCAGCCGCGCGCGACGGCTGTCTCGTACGCCTCGACGTCGCAGTGCTGATGACCGTAGCCTTCGTGGTAGACCAGGCCCGGCTGATCAATCGTTCCGCACTCGTCGATGTAGCGACGGCTGAACAGCGAATGAGTGGAGTGGAGGCCCTGCCGGACGAGGCCGTTTCCCATGTCGTCGGTGCCGACCATCCCAGCGTTGTGTTGGCTGGCTACACGGAGAGCTTCGTCGGCCCATCCCGGGTGGAACCGGAGGTCATCGGCACCGGTGAACACGAACGGCTCGGTGGTCGCCCGGACAGCGAGGTTGATCTTCCGTTGGTAGTCGCCTGGGCCTGTCGGCCAGTCGGCCATCAGAACGTCGGCGCCCGTTGCGTGGCATGCCTCGATCTGGCGGAGGTCACCGGGCGACGTGACGAAGAGCGGCCGGCACAGCTCGTTCGGGTCGGACAGCTCGAGCGAGGCGACGACCGCCTGGGCGTTCTGCGGACGCGAAAGCACAGGAATGGCAACCGTGATGGTCTTCATGCCGCCTTCCACGTGTCGCCGCGCAGCACGCTGGTGATCGTCGACTTCGCAACGCCATGCGCCTTCGCTAGTTCACGATGAGTAGGCCCCCGTCCTGACGAGTGGCTTGCGCGAATGGCGAACACCTGCTCGGGCGTCAGCTTTCTGGTCGGTGTCGCCCGCCTTCCTTTTGCGGCGCAGTCAGCGACGTTCTCCTTGTGAGTTCCCACGAAGAGATGCTCGGGATTGCAGCAGGGCGGGTTGTCGCAGCGGTGGCACACACAGAGTCCGTCTGGAATCGGGCCGACGTGGTGCTCGAATGACCAGCGGTGAGCCATAGGGCGAACACGGTCGTCTCTTTGCCCGCTGATCCAGAACCTGCCGTAGCCCCGTCGATCATGGTCTCCTAGCCATAGCCAGCAGCCGGTCGCGTCGTCGACGAGGATCTGCCGCCGGAAACGCTCCTCGATCGAAAGACCGACCTCGTAGGCTCCTGCGAGTGGGTCGCCGTGAGCCCGCCAGAGGCAGTAGTGGCGGTTGCACCATCCGCGCGCCCGGGTGGGAGACTCGCAGCCGTCGATGGAGCACGTGGGCGTCGTGCCGGGGAAGCCTCTCACAGCGATCTCCCCGGGATGGCGACGACGATCGGACGGCCCGACTGCCCGGTTCCATGCCCTACGTCACGCGGCTGCAAAGGACAACTCCCCCGGCTTGCCGCAGTGGATCTCCCAGTCGATCCCGTGCTTCTTCGCCCGCTCGACCATGTCCCACGTCCCGCGACTCTTGCCATCCCAGAAAGCGATGCACAGCGATGCTCCGAGCGCAGCCATCTCCTCGTTGCGGATGAAGCCCGCTGCCTTTCCAAGCCTGTCCCAGTCGGCCGGATGCTCCTCGGTGTGGAAGCCGAGCTTTCCTGCCTCCTCGCCTGCGATCCGGTCGGCTCCGCGAGCGGCTCCGTGGACGATCAGCGGCGTCCAGCCACGGTCGATCTGCAACTCGCTCAGGACGGATGCCATTAGCTCGCGGTCGTGAAATCGGCGGCTTCCGCAGACGATAACGCGGTGATCGAACAGCGAGCACGGTGCGTCGGTCATGCGGCTTTCTCCCGTGCGCGGCCGCGGACCATCCGGCACAGCGGCGTCGTGCAGAGCGTCGAGCCGGGCAGCGCATCCGACCGGTCGAGCTTCAGGATCTTCCGGCCGTCCAAGGTCGGGCATGACGGTGTTGCGTGCAGGACGGTGCCGGTGCGGGTCGTCCACACCGTCGTCACGCGTTCGTGTTCCGGTCGGCGAGGATCTGCGATCCGCCCAAAAGGTTCGCGCCGGCGGCGAGCCGGGTGCGGAAAACGGTCTGGGTGAGCGAGAGCTTGATGGGTGCCTCCTGGCCCTGCGATCCGCGCCCACCGGAGCCCTGTGACGGAGCACGGCAGGCGCGGGTCGTAAGGCGGAAGGGGACTCTAAGCTCCGTCACGCCTGTCACCCTAGATCATCGAGGGGACATCGTGCAAGCCCCTCGGTGTCGCCGTCAGCCGGGCCGCTGGTTCCGGGCGATCAGATGGTCGGCGAGCGCCGTCCGGGTGCCGGTGTGCCGCTCGAGCGGCCCCGGGATGATCCCATGCGTGTTCGGGTTCAGGCCGGTCTCGGGATCCTGGAACGCCGGGTCGCCGTGCTCCGCCCACGCCGGGTCCTCGAACTCCTCGAACGCCACGATCCGGTCTGTGTCGGTCAGGTCCGGGTACACCTGGCGGAGGAGCTCGATGTGGGGATGATCGGCCATCAGAATGGGATCATCTGGCGGGCGCCGAACGTCGCGTCGATGAACGAGCCGGCGGCGGGGCGAAGGTCAACGAGGGCGGGGTCGGAGTCGACGGGGTTGATGTAGTTCGGGTCGGTGCCGACAACATTGGAGCCGCCGTCAGTGACACCGGCGCCGGTGTCGAAGTCTCCTTGGTGGTTCCCGAACGACATCATGTGGTCGAACAGGTTGCCGGTTGACGGGTTGAAGATCGCGATCCCGAAGTCGTCATTGTGGAGAGCCTCGAACGAGTTCGTGACGATGCCGTGGTGCATCTGGTCGTTGCTGGTGCCGTTGTCGGCGAACGCCGCCCCGGCGCCGTTGCGGTCGGACGCGAAGTAGATCATCGAACTGTTCGTTGCGCCGCGGAACATCAGGCCGATCCGGGAGCAGTTCCACGCCCACACGTCGTGGAGGTCAAGCTGGAGCGCCTGCGCGTACACGCCGTGCATGTAGAAGCCCGGCGCGGATGTTGATGTGACTGGTTTCTGGCCGATGTCGTGGATCTTCGAGTAGCGCAGTGTGGCCCGGTCGCCGTTGCCGTAGCTGCCGGCGATCGGTGAGAACGCGATCGTGCCGTGGGTGGCCGGGTTCGACTGGTACATGCGGACCCGGTCGAACGTGACGTCGGGGGCGGCGATCGTCCACGATGACGTGTTCCCGGCCGGGTCGTGCTCACCGTCGAGTTTCAGCCACGACAGCTCAATCTGGCCGGCGCCACCGCCCAGGTGGGCGTCCTGGGGTTCGGCCACCATATGCGCCTGCACCACAAAGGACTGTTTGGTATCGCCGACGATCGACCG